GTTATCCGAGTCTGAAAGATTTACGTGAGCTTGAGGAAGGTGACGGAGATAAGACTGACCGCAATAACCGTAATCGAATGATGATGGCATCTATCAAAGCAGTATTCGATAAAAATACTCTATATCCATTCACAAAGGAAGAATTAGAAACATTCTTCTTCTCACTAAGTTCAGAACATAAAGAAGTGCTGTCAAACTTCATCGACCGAGTTCCAGTATTACGCAAGAAGGTTCCATTCAATTGTAAGATTTGTGGTTATAAAGAAGACATTACATTGACGGGACTTAAGGATTTTTTAGAATAATCTTCTGGCAGGTTGAGGGTAGCCAACTTGCCGAATACTATAAGACAAATTTTTTCATGAAGAGAAAATATGATTATAGTCTAACAGAAATAGAAGAAATGTTACCCTATGAAAGAGAAGTTTATATGATGCTTATTGCGGATGATATAGAACGTGAAAACGCAAAAATAAGACAACAGGGTTAATTAAATGGCTAGTGACAAACAGAGTAGATTAGGTAAAATAGTCCGTGGTGCTGGTAGAGGTGTTGCCAGCAGTACGGGTTTTGTTGCCGAATCACTTTACAGAGCAGCATTCGCTGGTGATCCTTTGGTCGAAGGAATCGCCGATAGCTTTGGCCGTGAAATGTTCTCCAATTATGGAAAAGCTGCCAATAACGTATCCGCTAATGGTAGAGTTCAGTACGAAGATGTCAGACAGCCAGACGGAACATACAAAAGAGTTAAGCGTGTAATTCCCGGTGGTGGTTTTGGTGGGCGCGGTGGTTCAGGCAGAGATTTTTCACGAGGATTACAGGCATTAGGTCGTCAATTATCTGATAATAATAGAATTCTCTCACAATCACTAAGAGTTCAGACCGCAACAGCGAGAGCCGCATCGAACCTAATCAGAGTCACAGCCAAGATGAGTGCTGCCATTGATTCTGTTGGCCAGAATGTAATAGCAATGAAAACGCAGCAAGATAATCAGCGTCTATCAGATGAAGCATATCGAAAGAGTGCCGATATCAAGTTACATGATAAACTTGATGAAATTAAAAATGCTCTACTAGGTAAGAATACTAACGAACCAAAGAAGAAGAGTGGAATTTTCGACTTCATCAAAAATGCTCTGCTGACAGGTTTGGGAGTTTTATTCAATCCATTAAAGAAATTACTACCATTATTAACAAGTCTCGGTGGTTTATTAGGTAATAGCTTGGGTGGAATATTAGGGAGTGCTGCTGGATCATTACTAGGAAAGGGTGGATTTGTTCGCAGAGCCGTTGGTGGATTATTAGGCGCTACTGGACTGAAGAAAGTCGGGACCAAAATTGCTGACATTGCAAGTGCTGGTAAAACTAAGATCGTTGATCTAGCCGGTAAAGGTCTTGAAGCATTCAGAAAAAGTAGTGTTGTCACTGGCATGAAAAATGTTGTGACTGGTGCTAAATCAAAAATAGTCGATCTTGCAACAAAATTCGCAGGTCTTGTCAGGGGTGGTGGCGTCAAGAAATTGTTATCTGTCGCTGGTCGTGGTCTATTGCGCGGATTGATGTTTGTTCCTGTAATTGGTGAAGTTGCAGCCGGTATATTCTTGGCAGTTGAACTATATTCTCTAGTAAAGGATTTCACGAAAGACTTGAATTTCGGTGATGCATTCTCAAACATGGGTAGTGGTATTGTTGACTCATTCAAAAAGATGAAGAATGGTTTAATGAAATTGTTCGGTCTTGGCCCAGATGTTGCTACAGGGCCATTAGGACCAGAAAATTCATATGGCGTCAATAAGAATGATACCAATACTCAGCCAGCATCGGAAGCAATAGACTTCGGTAAAAATTTAACCAATAGATATTTGTCAGTTCCGTCTATTGCAACACCACTGAAATTGCCCGCTGTCGTCAAGCCTAGTGAGGTTCCAACCGGCTTCACTACTGCTGGATACGTTGGTGCTGGTGAGTCCAGTGGTTCCTACGATAGTATCAATAAAACTGATAGTGGTGGAACCAAATCATACGGAAAATATCAATTCAATAGTGGTGCTGGAGTTGTTCAGAAATTCATCAATACGTCGTCATTTAAATCTGAATTTGACGGTGTAGCTGTCGGGTCAGATGAATTTGACGAACGTTGGAAAAATATGTCAAATTCTACAGATGCATTCAAACGTGAACAGGATGAGTTCTTTAATAAAGAATATCGTGATGCTGCCATAGCTAAATTCAAAAATAAGTATGGAATAGAACCGGGTAGATATACAGAAGCCGTAATAACTGGTATGCAAGTTCGTGGTGGTAGAGTATTGAACAATGCAATGAAAGCTGTTGATCCATCTGGATACGACAATGATAAATCTCTTGCCATTGCGCTACTTGAAGCGAGCCGCAATAATGTAAAAATGGATTATGAAACAGGAATTGCAGATAAAACATCGACCGTTGCAGGACTACAGCGCAGAGTCGATGAAGATATTGAAAGAATTCGTTCAGGTGATTTATCTCCATCATTAGGACAAAATGTCAGACGAGTTGCAGGAGAAGCTGGTGATATTGCCAAGGAAGGGTTCGGTAAATTCATGGGCGTTGCTGATCAGATCGGTCAAGTAACAACCGACCTGTTCACTGGAAAAATGGACATTGGCGGTATCATGGATAATATTGGCGAATTGTTTAAGGGTGCCAATATTCCAGCAGCGTTGTCATCACCGGGAACATCACCAGTCCAAGAATATCTGAATAAGAAAATCGAGGAAAACCAAATGATCGAAGCTCAGTCAATGCAATCATCTGGTGGTAATGGTGGATCAGCAAGTTCTAGCGTAATATCGACACCTGTCACAACCACGAACAATACGACTATCATCAACAATGAGACACCATCGATTGAACGTGTGTTTATGCAACAATATTTTTAACCAATAAAAAAGCCCCTGAAAAGGGGCTTTTCGTTATTCGCCGTTAGCTAGGCGATTGAACAATGCAAGATCATCATCGTCGTCTGCATCCGTCGACTCTGAGATATGAACTGGTTTAGCTACTGGTCGTGCTGGTGCTTCGACTGTACGCTGTTCCTGTGGTTTTGCAGCCTGAACTGGTCTAGTTGCTGTACCACCTTCAACTGTCTCAATACCAGTGCCACAATGCGGTCCTAGAACTTTCAGAAGACGATCTTCAAGAACCTTGTAAGGCTTGAAATTCTCTGGTGCAACAATATCAGCCAATTTGTGCTGCATCTTCCAAATTGCATCAATTTCTGCATCTGATCCAAGTGATGTTGGGTCGGCGAATTCGGACTTATCGAAATTGCGCTGGCCTTCAACCTTACGAATCTTCAACTTAAAGTTCGCACCGTTCCATGGATCGAAAACGTCAACTGCCTGCTCATCATCAAACTGTGGTTCGCGCTTATCCTTAATCTTATCGTAGATTTTCTGACCGTACTTGTACTTGAAAACCTTACCTTCTGCTTCTGGATTCTTCGCATCCTTAACAACCAAGATATTTGAAATGTAATAATGTTTACGCTTCATTTCACGAGCTAATGCAATATTGCTCTTATCTTCACTTGCCCATAGTCTATTGGTCAATTCCGTAACAGGGTCTTTTTCACCCTTCATCGTAGTACGGCAATTTTCGATGTACCATCCGCCCGGACCCTTGAAGGCGTGTTCCCAAATTTCAACTGATGGATTATCTTCGCCCATAGTCTCTGGAAGAAAACGAATTTCGGCTGAACCGTTTCCATTTTCATCAGCGGTTGGCTGCCAGAATGTAGTGTCCTTTTCGTAAGACTTTGTAGTCTTAGTATCGGCGCTCTTCAACTTCTCAATACGTGAATTCTGAAGTGCCTTTAAGTCTTTTAGTGATTTTACTGCCATGTTTAATACTCCTTTAGATAATTTACGATTTGTACAGCTAGATTATTCACTTATTATACATCTCATGACAATTTAGATCAAGAACGAACTTCCTGATTTTTTCTTTCGATATAGTCATAGCACACAACCAATTCTTTATCAGTAACCTTAATGAATCTTTTGAACTTATTAAGTCTGCCGGATACTGCTTTCCAAATAGTGTTGTTTGCCATGAGTACATCAGTATTATTTATGAAGCGATATCTTTCATTTAAGATCATGACGGTTTCAGGTAGAATTTGATGCTGAGCTACCATGTCGATGATCTTTGGAAACTTTCGAACTTCCTGTCCATCCACAACAGCCGTGGGTGTTAGGTAGTCTGAAAAATTACCACTGTGAGATAGATCAATTGCAACATATACAGGATCAATATCAGACTTAAAAGCCATTCCGATATTACCACGGTAAATAGTGCGCTTAGCCACATAATTGAACGACTTTTCTGGAGCATCTACGATATCACCGATCCATGATGTAGGGTTGTATAGGAACCATGAGGATAATGCCATTTCAAGGTCTTCGATAGCATTAGTTCGGTTTTCAAATTGCTTTGATAATTTTTCGAACTTATATTTGTCGTTTCTGGATTCAAATGATGAAGCCGTGAATACTTTAGGATTCAATTTAAATTTGAAATAATCATACTTCGCATCATTAAAATGAAGCTTGATCGAGTTGTACATCTGATACGCTATTAGTGGTGTCATTAAAATACTCTCTTTGTTCTGGAACTACGTTTGATTAATTTAAGGGTTTCGGCAGTTTTGGTCAACTCATTCAACAACTTTGGGCTAATCAAACCATCAACTTCATCTTCTGGAATACCGTGGCGTGTGCATACAGCTAACGTCGCATCTATTGAATTGATATTATCAGTTTTCATTAATTCTAAGACTTCAACAGAAAATGAAATTGCGATCCTATCATCAATTTGATTCCTTTTTTCTCGTTCTGACAGAGTTGATAAAATCTCGTCTGGCACTTTCGACATATTGTTTTGCATTTATATCCCTCGATGATTTTTTGAATATCAAGGCTTCTTCACTTTGGTCTGAAGCCATTATAATAATTATATTCTCTGGTCGAGTTCCTGTCAATTCTTCAATTGATTGCGAGTAGATATATCCTTGGGCAAAATATGATTTAATCCATTCCTCTTTCTTATTCTTTAAGGACGTTTTAAAATCTATGATAGATGGTACACCTTCATAGTCAGCATATAAGTCTATACGGCCTGCAATCATTAATTCTGTACTATAAACAGCAGACTCGATCATATAAACATTATCGACATGCTGATTTAATACCTTCTTTATCTTATTAAAGGTATTAAAGGTTTCTTCGTATTTCGTCTCTGTCACAATACCATTCAAATAATTTTCCGCTGCACTATGAAGTCGAGTACCACGCTCAGACGCCTTTCTGAGAACTTTAGCGCATTCCTCTGGTCCAACTCTGGCCTTCCATTTTTCAATAGCTGGATTTTTCACCGATCCTAGCACAGTAGTCGCAGATGGATAATAACCAATTCCGGGAATGGTGTAAAATCTACCATGATCAGTTTGAATTGATCCAACACCGTCAGGCACCTTGACTTCACAGAAATTGAACTGTTTCTCGGGTGCAATAGAAAAAACTCTAGGTTCTTCTAGAGTCTTTCTGTTCTTCAATTGTGATAGGTTCATAGGTCAGGTAGCGATGATCTATAATTGGCCTTTTTAATACGCTTCATCAAATATCTGAAATCACTTGGCATATGGTGGGTGATACCTTGAATGCCTGAGACTGTTCCGGGAGTTTCGATAGGTCTGGTAATGTGGCCCGATACCTCACAGAATGGACATGCTTCTTCAAGTGGCATGTCTCGTTCTGCAATTTTATTAGTTTCGGTCCAAGAATCGTCACAGGAACCACAAAAATAAGTATAGGTTGGCATATATTACTCAGTGGAAGTCTTTACTGAATCTTTTAACGCTTTGCCAATTTTCACCTGTTTCTTTTTCTGTGATTTTTGTTTTGGCTCTGAAGAATTCAGAGCATCTTCTACGGAAACGTCCAAAGGGGATTCAACTACCTCTTCAACAACTGGCGCAACGACAACTGGCAACATACCGGGGAATGCTACAGCCAAAGTTTCGTAGGTGATCCATTTGAATTTGGTCGTCAATTTTCTATCCTTGGCTAAGACTAGAATTTCAGCCTCGCTCTTTGGTAGAGACTCCAACATCTGAACAAATAGTTTTTCTCTCTGGATAGGGTTCTGAATCATTCGGCTAGAGTTCAAGAACTGGAACATACGCTTCATCTCAGTGTAGAGATTGGACGCATGGTAGCCGTATGGTGATGGGTCTGGTGTATATGGTGGGACACCTTCAGGCAGCATCCATTTGATTGCAGGGTGAAACGATGCCTCAAACAGCATCAATAATGCAGGCGATTTGTGCGCCTTTAGATGAGCAATAACAGTGGACAAGTCGTCCATCTTGTTAGTGTCTTCCAATATTTCTCCAATAAATTTCATAAAAATCCTCGTTAATCAATTACTTACTTATTATATATGCAGGCTTATATGTCACGTTTCTGTGGTGGAAAGTATTGCTGTAGCTCCAAGTCCTTTCTCATTTCAACCGTCACAATAGAGTTTACATCAATTGGCGATGGATATGAACATGCCAGTAACGCAGAAAAAGGAACCAGACGACCATCGTCCAGTTCCTTGTATATTTCACCTGTTTTATAACTATAGAAATAGTTATTCATTTCCCTCTGACCACTGTTGGTCCGTTTCCAGCGGCTTTACCTTCTTTGGCGCTACTGGTTTAGGTCTCCCGAGCTTAACGTATTCCTGTTCCTCGTCAATCTCGACTAACAGGGTTGGAACTTTACTTTCCGTCATACTGTTTCTCCCTCATCTTCTTTCTTTTCCTCGGTGACATTAACCGTCACGTTGGTCCATGTGGTGATCGTGTTCTTACCTTCCTTCACGACACGATGCTGGTAAAACTGCTTACCAGTACCTTCCTGATAATAAAACCGATCAACGATGTTACCACCCTCTGACACAACAACATCATACTGCGTCAGTCGCCCGAATGGACGATTTACCTTGAAACTGTCAAGGCGACGATATTCCTTCTTTGCCTTGACCTTCTGGACAGCATTCGCAACCTTCACATTCTTATTCTTTGACATTTGGTTTCCTTATTCGACAACGTAGATGGGTTCTGCCACAAAATGATTACCGATTGCCACCTTAAACTTTTCCGGATCAGGCTGGCGCTGCTTCATATATTCAACATATGCTTCAACTGCCTTTTCCGCTGACTCTACATCAAACATTAACGGCTGTGATGTTCTACCTGAATTAAAAACTCTGTAAATTACTTTCATGTTGACCTCAAAATTGTAGGGCGATAATTGCGATGTTGTCTTGGTATTTCATTTCACGTTCTAGAATAAAATCACCCATTACAGACGCGAATGGATATTCTTCAGTGAAATTATTATTCGCATGATTGACTGAGGTATTCATTACATCTTCACAACCATCGGAACAAAGAATTACAACATCACCCTTATGTATTTTCAGAATACCTCTATGAAATGGTGTATTCACAGAAAATGCATAGGTTCTAATTCCTAGAAAATTGGTCAACCCACCATTACCACCTTCATCCAAGGGATTAATTTGATTGAGTACGCCATCACGATAGAGTAAAATAAAACTATCGCCGACACTCATCCATTCTAGAGAACTTTCATCAATGAGCTTCACAGCTACAGCAGTCGTTGATGCGTGTGGCTTGTATAAATTTTTCGGTTTACCGTAACGATCATCGTGAAACTCGATGATTCTATGATCTGCTAGGTTGAATCCTACATCAAGATCATCCTTACATTCGATGATGGTATCAACTGCAATTTTAGCAGCTTTACCAGAACCGTCATGCCAACCAAGTCCATCACACACGACGAAGGTATCACCGTCAGTGGCCAATTCATCTTGCATGTAATCACGTTTACCAATATCTGTGAATGTACTGACAATTTTTAACATTATTCTATATCCATAACTACAACGAAATCCCGACCTGCCGAGATCGCCATCAATGCATAATCGGTATTAGTCATCGGCAACCCACCATAACCACCAACAATCACGCCACGTTCTCCAGCCCAATCATGCACAAATTCTCGGTTATCTTCCGATGTATAGTTGGTCAAATTATCGGGAAAATAGCAGCGTAGAATATCTGAAGCGTACACTATCGCTACCTTCTTGTCACCGTCCACATAATGAATCTTTGGAACTTCTTTACTCATACGTCTCTCCTATTATGCCTCTAGGCATTGTACCACACTGGAATGTGATTGTCAAGACCTAGAGGGATTTTATTTTTCGTATCGGCTGACGATGATATTGTCCTTGATGATCTGACCTAATGAAATCGGCCACACCAATGATCGCACTAAAAATTCTAAGATATAGAACGGGTGACACCACCAATAGACACTCCATGCCATCAAAGAATATCTATCCAAAATAGTCAGGGTGAGTGTTACACCGAAGCCAATCAACATCCATGCGATCATAATTTCCATTTTATTACCCTAATAGTGAGACATAATCGAAGGTTTGCTGTACTGCACGTTCAAGATCGATGAAATAGTTATCATGTTTAAATCGAAGTTTACCTTCGACAACATTACCACCAACATAGTTCTTAGCACTCAGTATAATTCTGACAGTATCACAACCTTCGTCAATGGTACCATCATCGTTTGGCACATACATGTAAATGGACTGGTCGGTGAATAGCGGATTACTTTCGACCTTGTTCGTGTAGCATTTAACAAACTTTCCATCCAGAGTGACCACAACATTGAACTGCGGTGCTGATGATGCATTCGGAGTAACGTTAAGAATATCAATTGCATCCAAGAAACTTAGATTATAACGAACCATTTCTTCCGTAATTGCCTTTAGCATGTCGAAACTGAATGATCGAAACATTTTTGAAAATGTGATGATTTTTTCAATGTCGGTTAGATGTGATTTAGTAACAAGTACGTCACCACAATATTCACGAATAACATCGTCTGAAAGACCCTTGTAGTCAATTCGATAGAATAGACGACCCGGACGGTTCATCATATGTTCGTTGATTCGGTATGGATCGTTGCATGTTAAAACAACCATTTTCTTTGACGAAAATACACCATCCAGCATAGTCAGAATTGAACTCTGATCTTCGGGTGCATAGACCTTTTCAAATTCATCGAAGATCATGACGACAGGCTGTTCAATACCCTGAATGAAATCCATGAACCCAGCACCCTTGTATGCTTCAGTTACCAAAATGGTAGGAATAGAGTGCTTGGTGATAGTTTTGATCGATAGGAGCTTTGCCAGCATACTCTTACCACTACCCTTATCACCTGACAGTAGAACACCTGTCATATTTGGTCGAGTATTAAATGTATCAATAATACGATCAGCATATGCATCCGTCTTGCCGTAAATCTTATCGGTAATAACAAATGAATCTGCAACCTTTAGAAAAAATCCACGAATTTCATTATAACCAACAACATAAACCTGTGGTGCCAGTTCCTTCTTAAAATCTTCTGGTGTAGTATCTACGGGCCAAAAGGTATCACCGTTTCTCGCAAAATAACTCATCGCTTAATTCCCTCGCCAAAAATGACATATCTTTGATAGGCTAACATATCTAGCCATACATCACTATACGCATCATATCTTATCTTATCATTTTCGCTTATAGAATCTTTGAAATTAGTGTAGTCGATATTAGAAAGTCTGTCAGATATCACCTTAATAACTTCAGATTTTTCGATAAACATTCTGGCGACATAATCAGAGTTTTTGACATACACTACTTCACCATTAGGAAATAGCCTTTTCAAATCATCTACATTTCTTGTTCTTACCGAAAATTTATCCGGTTCATCACTCTGTACTATTGATACCATTGCATCGTTTAAAAAAATCCACATAATATAAAAAATCTCCTTTATTTGTGTCCATACACAGGATATGCATGGTGTATATGATATATTTGATCATGATGGTTCACGACCTCATGAGTTCCAGTCAATTTCAGACCGACATTTCTAGGCAGGACAAATTCTTTCTCACTCGGATAAGCACTAAAATGTGCAACATATGCTCCCTTGGAATTTTTTGGCCAATGAACGTTGATAGCATGTCTTACTGGATTATGATGGTCCGATTCTTCTGGATCATGTTTTGCAAAGTCTACTGCAATCTTAGGATCGATGGATGTCGATGTGTAGGCTGCAAGGTGTAGAATCTTATTACTTTTTGCTAATTTATGAGGATTAAATTTAACTCCGGTGTAAAGCGATAAGCTTTTCGGACTTTTATTAGCTGCCATCCCTCTATCTAGATGTTTAACACGTTCACTCATCCATTTTTCCATATGATCCTGAACCTTTCTACCGGCTGCAACGTGACCGATATTTGAACCACTCATTATTTTTTTATGAGTTTTATGCAGTTCTAAATTAATAGCATTTGAGCCGTCCGTATATTTTCTCAGATAATGGGTATCATAGTGTTCTGGTGGTGCCAATTCGGAATGTATATTTTCCTCTTTATGTTTAACTGCACCATGAGTTTGATCACCGAGACTTTGGGAGTTACCTCTAGAATCTTTATTGACATGAGTGAAATTTACATTAGCTTGATGTTTACTTCCGTTGGTAAATTTATAGTGATTAGAAAGTTCATCGTGTATCTGCATGTGATGAGGATTTTGAAATTCCTTTTTGTTAGAAGAAAGAATATGTAGAGGTACGGGTGGACCAACATCGGAAAAATCTTCGTTTACGTTTCCCCTATTTCTGTCGCCAATACCGATGTCCATCGGATCGACACCATGGGTTTCATTTTCATGATCATCAGTCGATGGCGCATCATCGTATGGATATTCAGCTTCCTTTTCGGAAGGAATATTGCCCATGATTGATTTGATCAGAGGATGATTTAGGTCAAAGTGATTTGAGTAAGAAAAAGACATTGGAACTCCGAATTTGATATTATTTCTTATTTAGAATAGGCGTAGAGTCTCTGATAATATAAACTTCTCTGATGGTGCTGAAAACTTCGTTGCTAAAGTTACATGTAACCGTTACTGTCAATGGTGCCTGAGTTATAGTGAAATGTTTTACACCACTATAACTTTTACATGCACCATTAAGTGCATTAACTACAGAATCATCATATTCAATTGGTTTGAGTAACGATTCGTACTTTAACGAGGATACATGTAATGCGTATCCGATGATCAATACCGTAATAATTGCAACCAGAATAAAAAACACATTTTTAGTTCGTTCAATCATAATATAGTTAAAATCTCACGGGGGTAGGGTAAGAATGTAAAGCATTATACACATGGGACCAAATTGTTGTCAAGAGTTTTTGTGACGAACGTAGATCATGTAGGGCCAGACAGCGGTGATGATACCGAACACAACAGCATCAACAATAATCTCGTGATTCAGACCTTCGGGTTCATCAACGAACATCACGTAAATAGAGTACAACAGTCCGACGATGAAGTAACAGCCGATTAGAAGGGTCAAGATATCCATCACATCAGCCCCTCAAGCTTGATCAGAGCTTTCAAAACGATCAGGGCATCCTCGTACCTACCATCTGTCACTTCATCAATTACACGCGCAGCCAGAGCCTTGTTGGCATTATTAGCCTTTGTCCTGTCACGATAATTACGCGATTTGACTGGAATTACATCAACCATTATGATACTCCTAAGTGTTTATCTAGTTTAAATTTCTTGATGAAATCATGTATTACACGCCAGTGATATACATGGTCGTCGTAATCAACTTTAGTTATCATGTAAGCGAATATCCTCAGTTCATCATGATCCATTTCAAGAATGGCTAGGATTAGCTGTCGCCGTCTCCTCACAAATGAATTCCATTGATTTCCATAATAACCATTTCTGACATCGACCAATAGTCCAGCGCCATCAAGTTCGTTCTTTACAATACTGGCATAGACTCCATGACTGAATGTGAATTTAGTCTTTATTGCATGGATAAGACAACCATGAAGTTTTTTGTCCATGATCAGTGTGCGCGGAAACCAAGGGCATCGATGATATGATTCGGCACAACTTGATCGATAAAATGGTCAAGATTCATATCCTTGATTTGTGTTTTCGAGTGCAGTTCACAACTGTATGATCCTACGAATGATGCTTTGCTGTATAACCTCGGACTGTGATATTTAAATCCTGAAAATTTTGTAGCACCAAACATTGATGACATTTTATCACGAAGATTGCGATACTTATCATCTTTAGTCTGACCATTGCACATGATGACATAGAATTTATCATTTACGTTGGCCTGAGAAACCGCCGCAAATGGAATTCGCACAAGAGCATATAATGGTGATGCCATCTTTTTCTGCACAGGCGAATGATTCATGAATTCTGCGTTTTCAGTGTACATTTTGTCATATGCGGCCTGACCATTAGCTTCGATATATTGCTTTGTCACACATGCAACAGAACTACTATGCGAATAGCCACCACCGCCGATTTGCACTCTTTCTGCACTCAGACGAGTAACCATGCCCATATTCTGCGATGCATATGTTCCAGTGAAGACCACAATATCACCAACATTAATTTCCGTTCCGACAATATCTTTAATCATTTTTAGCTTCCCATACGTAGGGCAATGCCCCGTCAATATAATTGAGTGAGTTCTCTACGTACTGCATCTTAGAAGCATCACCATTCACATAAACGTAGAAATTTACTGGTTTCTGTGTCAGACTAGGGTCAACATAGACCTCTTTCATTGTACCATCGGTGAACAGCAATGTCCAGAACAAAAAAACCGTTGTGTTGATCGGCATTATCCGATTCCTACAGTTTTACGGAGCATCAGCATCAGCATCATCAGTTTATGGCATGGAGTGATTCCCGGCTCAGCTAGACCAGTATGGTGAAGAATGAAAGCATATCGGAGTTCATCAACGGCAGCATGAAATAGTTCACTTTCTTCTACCATACCATCGATACGGTATGCACCTTCTTCGGTATTGTCGGTGATATGTTTATCCAGTGCATCGAAAAATTCGGCAGCGGTCATGTTATATTCCTTATTAAGTGTGGGTGATTTTCTTGATACCAAATGACTGCACAGCGAGAGAACAACATTTACATGGTTTCGCATTCATGGGTTGACCATTACTTGATAGTCTAATAACATGAATGGAATGAGGTTTGTCATTATACTTCAGCTTCACCAGCGCGTCAATCTCTGCATGAAGATAAATTTTGTGAGGGTTGCCAGATTTTTTGTGCAAATTTTGCCTGAACAGGGTGAGTCTTGGTATATGAGTTCTTCCCTACAGCCAAGACTCGACCCTTACGATCATAGACAATTGCCGTAATATTCTGGCGATTGGTGGCGTGTGACATTAGGCAGCCTTGAGCTTCTTTTCATTAGAATTGAACTTAACACGCGCCCGCCAGTTGGGATTGAGTGCCGGTGCCATGTCAAGAAACGAACGAGGGCAGTTGATGTGGCCGATGCCAGTCGATTCAAGTGAAGTGTTGTAGGAATATCCCTGACCGTCAAGATCATATCGAAGCATGTGGCAAGAAATGAACGCCTCGCCTTCAACACCATTGATGTTGATCTGATCCACGGTCCACAGAATCGTATTGACTAGACGATGGGCCAGAGTCTTACGTTCGATCTTATGATCCTTACCGATAACGGAAGTCTTGGTGAGGAAGTTGATGATGTCAGTCTTGTTGGTACCCGCAACAGTGTTCCAAGTCATGTTCAGTCTCCGTGGTTGATGTGACCATTATACATCAACCACGGAGAACGTCAACTACCGTTCGTCGGTGACAATATCGATTGCGGAACGTTCGCCTTGATAGTTTGCGAATCTAGGGTACTCATAGTTACCACCCTCGAAGAACTTATACTTGATGATCTTACCTAACCATTCTTGTTGGTTAATAAAACCATGTCGGGCGTCATCATGCGTTAAGACGCCACGAGCAACCTTAAACTGAATACCCGGAAACAGTCCATGAATATCTTCACAGATGAAATGTCCGATAATATCATCGTCAATAATATTCTCTTTCTTCGTTGATCGCGCAGTCCTACCAACCTCATTGGTATATGCTTCGTTCATATTCTTTGAGCCAGCTTCGATACCCAAAATACGAGCTTCAGAGTCAACGAAACGCTTCAGTTTCAATAGAATTCCTTCCTTGTTACCTGAACGACCGCATTTATAGTGACCGGAGGGTTTACGTAGCATCAATCCTTCATAACCCTCATCAAGACATACTGACTCATAAGCATCTAGCTCTTCCTTATTCTTAATTAAAACTGATGGAACTAGATTGATTTTAAATTTCTCTTTGAGATAATTAAACCTACTTGATAGAGCATAGTACCTTAGAGTATACGCCCATTCCAGTTCAGTAAAATCATCAAAAATGTGAAACATAATATCGTCAATTGGTTTATCATGAGACATAATGATAGATGTTGACCGACGATAGACATCCTTGGCTGTAGGTGGACCGATAGTGAATTCGCCGTCAATATAATCGAGCAGAAAATGTCCATAATGCTCTTGAATGTGTTTATTTGGGATATTCTTTAGTGTCCGAGATTTCACCACACCATCAATACAGAGTCCACGAATACCATCAATTTTTGGTGACGCGGAAACAGGATAAGTGATAGTTGGTGATTTTTGGTATGCGAGTAGCGGTTTAAACATTTTTGATTCTCCATAGAAAAATCCCAGTGAAAGCCTTTGTAGACTAACACTGGGATCAAATTTACTTCTTGTTAATGTCGATGAACGGTACTGCGCCACCACCATACATATTGACCGGAAGCTTACCATCCCACTTTTCAGCAAGTGTCAGATCGACAAGACTCGAATTCTGACGTAGGGCTTCACCACGAATCTTGATTGCTTCAGCTTCAGCGCGGGCACGGAGCAGAGTCGATTCAGCGTCACCTCGTGCTGCTTCAATTGCCTTATCAGCTTCAGCCTTAGACTGTGCAACTTCATTTTCGCGCTGTTGAGTCTTCTGAGTTGCCGTGATCTTAGCATTCAGTGCATTCTTGACTTCACCCGGCAGACGAATTTCACCAATCCAGTAAATCTTTTCAACATTAATACCGAGTGGTGACACCTGTTCACGAACTTCAGCAATAACGGAAGTCATCAGACCACCCTTACCACTACCATAAACATCTTCGACTTTAAGATATGATGCCTTCGTATTAAGGGAATCTCGTACCATGTTGCGGAGATAAAGGTCGGTAATTTCTTCTGGTCCCTTACGGTACTTCTGGAAAACTAGCGGAACCTTATCCGGAACAATGCTGTAGCTGATACCAACGTCAGCATATACAGTCATACCCTCTGAAGTCTGGAATGAAATTTCCTCATTCTGATCACCTTCCTTCGACCAGACATAATTCTGGGTAAAGGTTGGGAAAAGGTATAGGTCTTCGTTCATACCGATCCAATAACGGCCCGGAGTTAGAACCTGACTATCGACACCCTTGTCACCACCTAGAAGAAATACCTTGACCCCAACATTACCGGCTGGAACCTTACTACACGCAGCAAGAGCCAAAGTTGCAACAAACAGCATAACCTTTTTAAACATTATGAATTTCCTTTTTGTGGATAGAACGAATAATAGCAACCAGAATACAAACTACGATGACGGAACCGAGAATCGGACCCTCATATGACTTGTGCGAGAATAGGGTAGGGAGAACCCATCCGAATAGTGGAATAGCAGCAACGACGGTCCACAGAATTTTAAAAAGTTTACTTTGCATTATGTTATCTCAGTTTACCAAATTTTTGCAGATATTATTAAGACGATCTGCCTCTGTCGTCATGGAAGTTGCGATATCCAGAATGTACGACCGAATATCTGGATTCAGGGTCGATTTCTTTGGATCATCCAAAATAAGCCTCGTGACGTACATCAGAGCATCTACCCTATCCTGCATCTCATCAAAATTTTCCATCAATCCTCTCCTATGTTGATGTAACCATTATACAACAATGGTTCAGCGTGTCAATCGATTTCGTTAGAAATAGCTGACCGTTCGTCAGATTCTCACGTCATCGAATAGAACCAAAGACTTCTTAGGTTTCTTATTCTTAACTCTAAGATAATCCGCAATGATCACCATAGTTTTATAGTCATGGTAACATAGACTGTTTAGTGTGTAATGAACAAATCCACCATCAGTGTCGTACCCACCAGCATAGACATACGATAACATGAATGGACTGAATCCTCGGATCACATATCCCCGAAAATCGTCATCCACAAAATACTTATAGACATGCCACTTAAACGGGTTATGCATACCGTTCTTCCATGGTCGGCTTACCTTCAGGCTTGTTAATACTGTAAAGCGCTGGATAACGTCGGATGTTTTCCCAATGACCACCATCAGCCTGCTCATGGACAAGGCCATCCTCACAATCCCACCAAATCATATCGGTAGCTGTTACGGTACCGTCTGAAACGGGTAGGGTGTCTTTAATCATTTTAATTCCCCTTATTCAGTAATAACCATGTGCCAATGATAACCTCTACCGTCGCAATCAGGACAAATATTCGTTCGGTATTCAATCGGAACACCACCGAGTGATTCATCAATATTACCAGAACCAGAGCATGTTTCACAATAGAGCATGAAATTCTGTTTTGATTTATTGACTTGTTCAGTAAGTGCAACAAGATCGTTGTAGAGGCCACGAACAATATTCGCACTCATCGGCATATTGTTATCTTCAAGATGCTTGACAAGAGCATTGACGTAAATATTCTGATCCATTAGATTTCCTCTATTTGTCCCAATCTTCACGATATTTTTCGATATGCTGCCATAGTTCATCCGTATTATACGATATACCTTCACCGCAATCATCGTAAGGGAGAAAGGTGATTTCACGATCATCAATCAACCATTCCAGAATCTTACTACGTTCATGTAAAGTATAATTAGACATCATGATAACATTCTCTCTCGCAAGTTGAGCAGCAGTTACATAGGAAAGTATAATCCCCACCGATTTCTTCGGAATATGGGCAGGTATGCGGTGATTCCGATTCTCCACCACATTTGCAGGGTCCATCATAAAGGTCATCGTCGGTCATTTCAGTTTCCGTATTCAATGTTGATATGATATCACAACCACTGAACATGTCAATGACCGTTCGTCGGCTGATCGTTAGACTAGAACGATGTTGTTCTTAATATTATGCAAAAATGCGGAGAATTTTGAATTAGGATCATACGCCCCAACCAGTGGTCGATGAATTTCAAATTCCATAGGGATATCGTAAGTATTACGATCAACAACGATACTAAATCCACCCGCATTAGCAGTTTTTCCACCACAAGCCTTAGCCCATTGTGCAAAACAGCAGTTATCATTAGAATGATAATGAAAGGTTGCATCACCCTTAGATTCTAGAAATTTCTTAAACTCTTCAATATCGTTAAACTTGACAGGATCAAACATTAGTGCCTCCAAAATAAAATTTAAAAACGAGTCCACGAATATATTCCTCAGTATAAGCCTTCGCCCAATCATTCGGGACATTATGGGACGTATAATAGTGCATGATAATTTCTCTCAGGGTCGGTTCTGGAGAATTCGGCATAAATGAGACGTTATGGTCGAAAAATGATGGGATATTAGTAGTCACAGGTCACAGTTAACAACTTTCACGGTTGAGGGGATGGGAATATCGCTTGGAATTTTCTTGGCGATATATTCGTTATCATCGATATCTAAACATGGCATTTTGGAACACCCCTCACTCATAAAATCAAATGCACAACCAACACATGATTCCTCATTAGTTGGTTCGGCCCGGTAATGCTCGCCATTAATCTTGTAAATATTATTCATAATTACCTCTGATTGAAACTTGAATGTTCAGTGATGTAAATCTGGTCCGGATAGTACAGAAATTTGTCGTTCCAGAGCTTGACGAAATCAGACAATCCACCATAAAATATATACTGACCGGGATAAGCAGAACCTACTCGATCACCTAGACGATCATATACAATATCGTCAAGCTTTTTAGAGACACCGTGATATGCAACCAGATACAGTTTATGACTACCGTTCATTTTTAATATTCTCTATTAATCAATGTATTGAATTGTGGGTCGCTTAATGCTATAGCTCATCGGGTTTTTCTTGATCGCATCCCAATTCGAGTCCGCGTGAACTGGTTCATATCCACTAACACCACGATACCAAACATGACAACTTTTATCGATGCGACCATCAAGAATCTGAAGGGTATTCTGAGCGAGACGATACTGGCAGTCTGAAACCCAGCTCGGGTCATCGATAGATTCCCATTCGTCACTGTATGACAGTTTATATTCAATATCAGCGCCCTTAAACCATTCGAGGGCGATTGCGTGGTGATGCTTCGGGATGTTCTTTAGAGTTTTCATGAGATTAGACCTGAATGTCAATCACACGCTGCATCACGTTCAACAGTTCGATTGCAGTCTTAACCTGCCGGTCGTCAATGGCACGAACGGTAGCCCGACGAATGGCACGAACTGCCCGATCCATGTCACGGTTCAGTAGTTCGCACGGAAGGCCGCCGACAGCCCTGATCTTGAGGCCATGGTCACGGTAGGCTTCGGTCTTGAACTGATTCACCAGATTGACAGGGAGTTCCAGTTCACGGCCAGAATCAACGAAAAACTTCGCGTCAACCAGTGACATGATGTTATATTCCGGTGAAAGATTGGACCGAACGAACTTGATCGCATCGACCTTATTGTAAGCCGGGTTCCATTCGCAGATGTAGGTGTTCTTGAGCATCGTTATTTCCGTTTGGTTGATGAGACTAGTATAGCAGAATGGTTCAGACTGTCAATGACCGTTCGTCGGTTAGACCGAATTGCCTTCATCGTCATAATTGTCATCGCACCAAGAATACTTTGAAATACCGATAGTATCAAGATCGAGGTCATCAGGAAGATTCAGAACCTTGATCCGTCCTTCATTGAAACCGAACTGTTCACAGTTGTCATCGTTATCAACAACCGCCTGAGCCTTTTCCACATTCTTGAACCAACGAACGGACGCCGAACCGTCACCAGAATCCGAAATGATGTATGCAATCTGAACCATGTTATTATTTCCTTAATAAGTGTTAAAGTGAGATACGGTGTTTACAACCATTGCAGATGTAAGACTTCTGACCAGTTCGCATTTTTGCAGCCTGAAGTCGAGTCATAACCTTGCGATCCTTACAACCACAATTATAGACGACATACTTCCCGGATTCAACGAAAAGATCAACGGCAGCTTCGGACAGTTCTGCCTTAGCCTTCGTGGACTGGCAACCAAGCTTCGCCGCAACGGAACGAAACTCCGGACCATGGGCCTGCTTAGCGTTAGGGTAAAGCTTGTCCACGACCAGATGCGACACTTCATGAGGCACAGTGGTGTTCAGCATATGATCGTACATCACGCCGAACATATGCGGATTGTAGGTGATGCGATTGGAATGCCGGTAGAATTTGCCCAGAGTCTTGCCCATCAGTTCCGCACCAATATGAGGCATGGCAAAATCGTAACGGTAGATTGCCCGAGCCTTGACAACGGTTTCCTGAGTCTTGACGAACAGGGAATCGAAAATTTCGCGCTGGTTCATGTTATCTTCTATCGTGTTGGTGTGATGTTATTTTAACAAAGATGATCGGGGATGTCAACATGTTCGTCGCAAACCATACTGGCAACATAACAACGCATTGCAGCGATGAGCGGAGTGTCACCCATCCCATGAAAAATTTGATCACCGACCTGCTTCATGGATCGCCAATAGGTCACAGGAAAATCATGCCGTTCAATGCCAATTTTATAGACTTTAGGTGGAAGAACGGAAATCTTTTCACGTTCGACGAGCCGACCACCTTGAGACCAATTCGTTGATGGTGACCATAGACTGGTTTCAATGTGTTCCAGATTTAATTCCGGTCGCAAACATTTCGCAACCGCCCAATCAAGAGCGTACCCTGATAGTTCAACGATCTTGATTTGCATGTTATTGTCCGTCGTTGTTGTGTTGAGCTATTTTAGCAGATCATGGACCGAAGTCAACTACCGTTCATCGGTAATCGTTCGGGTCGTCCTTGACTGGTGCAGAATTAGCCTCGATGATTTTCATTAGATCATCAATGAACAGATCGGGATACATTCTGACATGCATCGCCAAGCTTTCAAGATATTCTTCGATTTTCTGTCTCATGTTCATGCAAACCTTTCCGTTGTTGATGCGATAATTATACAGGATAACAGCACAGTGTCAACTACCGTTTATCGGCGACAGACGGTCATTGACAGCATTAACGAATGGTGTATAATGATCGCATCAGCAGAAGGATCATAGAGGGGTTCGATTCCGCTCCCATCTTGAAAGTGTATTGGATTTATGGTTCTGTGTTCTGTTGATGTGGGATAGTTGACATTATTAGAGCAACGATTCCCAGTTTGTCGATGGTGATTATTAGGGTCAATAAGTGCAGATCAGTCTTGCCGGATTGTTAGCATGAATAGACCGCGACGGCAATCGAAACAGAATCATTTAAGGTTCTGGTCACCATCCGACAAACGGCACTTCACAATGCCAAAAAACCTGATACAATGATCGGGTGAAAGACGCGAACCGTCGAGATTGTAATCCACTCCTGCACGTTATATTTTAACAAGTCTTAAAACAAAAACCCGGACTAATCGCTAGACTAATCCGGGCTTGACAACGTGGGTCACATCATGATATCTTCGCCGATGGTTTCGTAATGAATCAGATCGGGATAATCGAACCAATTCGGAACTTCATAGACGCGGGTGACGTAACCATCCGGACGAGAATCAGTGAACAGTCTCACAAGCATTGTGTTATACTCCTCAGTTATTGTAGTCGATCAGATCATACTTCCGCATATACCACATCACAGATTCCTCGTCCTCAATCTCGTAGATGCGGTCGAAATGCACCTTATCACGATCATTGGACTTTTGCAAGAACAGTTCGTTGAAAAGATGCTGACCAAAACGGTAAAAATTCTGGTGGTCGCTGGTCAGATTGGCGTAGGATTTGATTGCATCGTCAATGCGGGTTTTCTGGATTTTCATGTTATACTTAAATTGCTTTGAAGAGGATTTTGATGCCTCGGATGATGATAACACCCGGAACCGTGAAAATCAAACACGCGGTGACAATATTCCAGTCAATGTCGCCGCCCTTGTCACGAACTCCCCAGATCATATACATGACCGCAAAAGTGTTAACGACATAGACTACGACAATTTCAAGAATGGACATGTCAGATTCCGTTGTGTTGGTATGCGCTTATTATAGAACGGCCATTAACCCATGTCAATGACCGTTCGTCTGGATATTAGAACCTGAATTCGGTCGTATGGTGAACGATGACCTTACCGATAATCTCACGATATTCCCATGCTTCGTCGCGGGACAGTTCGACCCAGCGGTCCATATTGGGCGAAATGTTGTCATATTGACAACCAACCTCATACTCATTACGATCATTGGGATCGACGGCAATGCAGACGCCGCTGGTCGCAAAACCGTCGACCTTTTGCAGCATCAGAATAACCGTGCCCGAACCAGCGGCAGCATTCGAACCACCAGCGCCGCGAACAATCTTGAAGTTGAACATTTCGTTTCGTCCGTTGTTGTGTTGGTGTGCCGCTATTATATCAAATAATAGCGGCTCGTCAATGACCGTTCGTCGGCTTATTAATAATTGTAGCGGATGGTGCGGCGAACGTAATACTTACGATTGCCCATGCGGCGAATGGTAGCATACGAACTGGCACACCCACAACAGTCATATTCGTGCGAGCATCCGGAATAATTGAACTCATTCTCCAGACCGGCGACGAAATGTTCATGCGGAATCTTGACGGGGCGACGAATCATGGTGAACATGGTCGAACCCTCATCATAATCCTGCCCTTCAGCGGTGACCGTCCATGCCGGGATAACAACGTCACCGACATATTCCATCTGATCAAGATCACGATACGCGCTGATATACTTGAAAGTCAGACGATTGTAGAGGTTATGAAAGGTGGCCATTGTCGTTCCGTTGTTGTGTTGGTGTGCCGCTATTGTAATTAAAACCTAGAGCCTTGTCAACAACATTAACAAGGCTCTAGGATGCGTTTTAAGCGATGTTCTTCATCAGCGTGACCTTAGCCGTGTTCTTCCAATCAGCGTCGAAACTGCGCAGTCCTGCAAGCTTTGCGACCATGCGGAGCGACAGTTCGTCGAACCGTTCCTTATGTTCCTCGATGAAGTCAAGAATATCATCGCGGTCACTGTCAACCATGTTCAGCATCTTATGGTTGACAACAACGTCACGAATGCGGACCATAAAATCCATCTTGTTCTTCATGCCAAGATCAATGTAATGCGACCTTGACATGAGGGCTTCAAGATGCTTGCTAATCTTCGAACCGCTGTTCACCATGCCACGAAAATCGTTGTTGGTGATGAACACAACGGAACCCTCGAACGTGAACGAACGGGGCAGAATTTCACCATCATCGCCCGTAATTTCATACTGCGTCCCCCACGAAATTTCATGCGATCCAGTGGTGTCCGTTGCTGCCTTGAGAATGTCAAGCGTTTTTTCATCACCGAACACGTCAACGTCGTCCATCACCAGAACGCTACCGCTCGACTTGCTGTAGTAGAGTGCCACGAACAGACCGACAGCCGACAGACGACCACGAACGATTTTGTAATCCTTTCCAGACTTGCGCAGTTCGTCATACGTCTCGAACGACTTGCCCAGACCGGGAGGACCGCTGATAATGACGCTATTGATATCCTGAGCCGTTGCAGCCTTGACCATCTTACGCATGATGGTGAAACGAGACTGCAAGCGTGCAAGAATCTGTTCCTCAGTCTCGATGATCTTGGTAGCAGGCTCGATTGCTGCCATGGTGGTGTCACGACCGACCAGCGAAACAGTCTGGTTAACCTGCCGCATACCGTCGCGCATCTTCAGCGCATCTTCGATACTGTGACCCTGAGCAATAAGGGTCTTGAGATGCTTCGACATACGAAAACCTTGTGCGGGCTTGCCTTGTGCCATGTTTGTTAAACTCCGTTACTGTGTTGGTATGCCGCTATTATACGTGATAAGGATTAAGAGTCAAGCTTATTTTAATACCGTTCGTCGGTAAAATAATGCTTGACAGCTAGCCAGACTGTGATACAATGGCGACATGAAAATCACTGAGCCAATGAAAGAACTGTTCGATGCTGAACCGTTGATGCAATGCAAGAACAAGTATGAATTCCTGCATAGACTTCAATGGTTAAGTGAGGGAGTGTTGCATGTGAATGTCGGTCAATGTGATTTTAGCATCTCACAAACTGAAATTGCACACTACAAAAAATATAAAGAAAAGTGTTGACAGCTTAGTAAAATGTGATACAATAGCGAATCAGACAATGGTGAGCATCCGGTAAGGATGTGAAAGAGTAACAGAGATGTGAAATGACCTGAATTGACAGGCATCTGATTTGTCCGACGAACGGTCATTGACTGCTTACCTGATTATTGTATAATGATTACATCAGGTAAGCGAACACGGTCGAGCCGCTAGATTGTAATCCAGACCTGCACGACATTAATTTTTGATAACGTCGTCGGTCCCATTACAATCTAATCCGTTCTGGACTTTTGCTTGCATCATGTGAGTATTATAAAACGGTCATTGGTGGTTAGTCAATGACCGTTCGTCGGTCAACCATCGACCCCCCGGTGACCGATAGATGAGATCGTTACTTCCACACTCAGGGCAGCAGTGATTGTCAACCTTTTTAATTTTGCCATCCTTATCCCAACCAAACCAATGGTTATTGACACGGAATTCGAGGCCCATGATGATCTTGCAGCCCATGCAGCGAAAATGAGTGAACATTTCGTTTCGTCCGGTGTTGTGTTGGTGTGCCGCTATTATAACAAACGGTAGAAGATTAACAACTACCGTTTGTCGGATGAAATTAGGGATATTCGTCCCCGATGGTGTATGTGTAAACTTGATATCCCTTCAGTTTGATCCCAGCATCCTTCGACAGTTCCAGAAAATCGTTGACTGCACTCTTGACATCACTGTACGCACTAACATGAGAACCGACCATGCCACACTTCGTCGAGTAGCGGATGGTGAAGTTATACTTGGTCATTTTCGCTGTTCCGTTGTTGTGTTGGTGTGCCGCTATTATATCAAATAATAGCGGCTCGTCAATGACCGTTCGTCGGCTTAGCTACGTTCGCAAGCTGCCTCGATAATTTCGTTGTGAATCTTCGGCGTGATCTTGCGTTCCAGCCACTTTGCACGGTAGCCCTTACGGTCCAGCACCTTATACTCGACGCCACCACCCTCGGACGGATGCCAATGGTGCGACGGTCCCTGAAGCCATGCCGGAACAGTCGATTCAACTTCGGCTTCGATGATGCAGGGAATGCCAGCGATGGTGAAGTCGAATTGCATGTCAGTCTCCGTTGTTGATGGTGCTATTATATTATTAATAGCACCATCTGTGAACTACCGTTCGTCGGCTTACTGCTTTGCTGCGTCGATATGGGCCTGCACATCTTTCAGCGCAGTTTCATATTGGCCACGCTTGTACGGCTTGCCGGTGATGGTGCTGGCCACGTTCAGAACTTCGGTGCCGGTCATGCGGGAATTTTTCATGCCCAGTGACAGCATCTTCAGATGAGCCTTGATCGAAATTGCCTGAAGCATCATGCGCGAACCCTTGTCCTTCATATCGATAACGATGGTGCCGTTGCTCATTTTCGTTGCCCCGTTGTTGTGTTGGTGTGCCGCTATTATACAACAATACAGCGGCCTGTCAACTATTAATCTTCGAAATCTTCGTAAATTTCTTCGATAAAAAACGTTTGCTTTTTGGTGTCAACTATGCTTTCGTATTGCTGGTATTCTTCCAGATGCTTCGGAAACTTGCGCTCAATTTCCTGAAAAAGACCATACATCTTACCATCGCCCGGACCATACATCTTGACAGCCTTACGATATCCAATTTCAAGCCATCGCAGTATATCACGAAAATTATCGTTAGTCCAGTTCGGAAATTCGCATTCTTCCCGATCACACTCACGCTTGACACTGGCACGAAACTGTGGGATGGTTCCGAACTGTTCACGAATCGCGCCCCAAACAATGCGAGGTGCAGGCTTGACAGATTCGATATTGTAGGAACGTATTTGCGTCATCAGTTCATCGGCAATAGAATCTGCATAACCATTTTGACTGTTCGGATTATAGCAGTTCCATTCACCACGCACAAGCATCATTGCGCCTAATGCTTGCAATTCATTCTCAAATGAGCCGATATTCTTATCGACAGCGTGTTCCAGAATATCATGGGCAAGCAATCGCCCCATCTGCACCGAATTGAAATGGTTCGGCCAGCCTTTCATGAACAGACCGAGGCCACCATATTCCTGATCTTCCTTAACCGTCCAAGTGTGCTTGATTTTCATGGTGCTATTATATCAGATATTATCGGGGCGTCAACTACCGTTAGTCGGTGAATGGTTCCAGTGAATACTGATATCGATCTGGGTATTGGCCGTTCCAAGAATCAACAATTCGTTCGGCGTGATCCTTACGGTATCCATCGATGAAAACATACTGGAATGGTCGGCCCTGAATCTCTGTAAATTCCCGAATATCGGAAACAATAACACCATCATCGTAGATTGTTCGGGAATAATAATGGGTGACTTTGTTCATGCGTTTATTGTACACCATTATCGCCAGTCGTCAACTACCGTCTATCGGCGATGAACGGTCATTGACAGCTTGAACCATTGTGCTATAATGACTGCACAAGGCAAGCGAACACTGACAGAACGGATCAGGGGTGAGTGTAATCCGACCCTGCGCGCTATATTTTTTAATAAACCAAATAAAAGAACCATCATCGCCTATTGACAATGATGGTTCTATAGCATATTATAAATTAGTTAAGGATTATCTACGGGCCGTCGCGTGATCTATTCATTGTTTATATTAGTCGGGCTATGTTATCATCAGTTGTATTCTATTAGTAGTTTTTCAAAGTGTAGATTTACGGGCCGTCGCGTGATCTATTCATTGTCTAGTCCTTTGATGTGCCGCTATTATACATCAATTGTCGCTGGTGTCAACTACCGTTCATCTGAAATGGTGGGACGGGCGGGGATCGAACCCGCGACCGCAAGATTAAAAGTCTCATGCTCTACCGACTGAGCTACCGTCCCGATGATGATATTGTATCAGTTTTGCCGCTTGTGTGAAGTACCGTTCGTCGGGTAATTGCCCAGCGTATCGCATCCTGTATAACTTCGTGCCATGGCGACACCGACGATTAGCGAGCATACCATAATCAGCATGAGCATTGCAATAAGCCCGACAATAATATTTCTCACTGGCCCCAGCCTCGACCAGTACGGCCCCATTCTCGCCCGGTCATATCCTGCAAATCACGCTTATCGGCCATGCGTTGAGCCTTTTTCGACATACCATGAGCGCCAGCCTTACGCTTCAGCCCTTCGCCCAAAACCTGATACCGCACAGTCTTACCCATTACAGTTTAACTCCGTTTTAGTGTAGGTGTATTATATCCGGATAATCGACCATTGTCAACTATCCGGATATTATTTTTAAGCCTGAATAAACTTTGAATCAGCACCGACAGCGTAACCTTTCGCCCTAAGCCCCACAATCACGCCTAGCGGGTCCGTAAAGCGTAGGTCTGACACGTCCCCATCGATGACACGATAGTCGCGCCACGATGCCTGCAAAGCCTTGCCACGCTTGACCGGAAAAACCATTGCGACATTATGGCCATGGTTCAAAAGATCAATGGCGACCTTTTCCGAACCCTTACCATCATGCATCGAATATGTCAAATGATAATTGTCTGGCCTATTCTTAAAACGATTAACGACTTTTGTGTAATCGTAAAACTGAACAGTCGGGAACCATTCAAACAAGGTCAGACCATCGACCTTGTATGCTGTAAAGTCTAGGTCAGATGTTCCGTTCAAGCGTACAGCCGGCACCATGCTTTCTCGTTCAGCCTTAGCCACAAGTGTGACAATATCACGATGCAGCATGTTCAGGAACAATTCACGATTGCTGAAAAACAGTTCCGTTTTACGCTTGCGGGCCTTGAGAATGACGCTAGTATAGTCGCAAGTCAAAAGATTATCAAGCGTAATCAGTCCACCCTTGCCCATACGCGAACGTCCGGAAAGGTTCAAGCAATAGGTGGAACATTCCGACAGTTTCACGTTATTGTTAACATCGATCAACGGCTTTGCCATCGGACAAACATTATAACCGCTAATGTCCGAGGGTGCCAAATGCATGATGCCGGTCAGATAGCCAAGTTTTTCACCCTTAGCCGTTTTGGTGTTTCCGAGTGTCAGAAGTTTCGTCGTCATGGGTGCATTATACCTGATTCTGTGAGACTGTCAATAGCCTTTATCGAATTGTGTGACGATATATTGCGTTATTTCTTGACCATTTGCAGTTATCCCTAAAATATAACATATTCCAATAGGGATGAAAAAATGCGGAATGAATAGCATTATAAAGAATAATGCTAGTGATACTGTATAGACTCGCCAGCCACCTATTACCATTGATGTCAATAGTGGAATGCTAACATATACAGTATATCGAAGTATTGTTTTAATTAAGTTTATCATGGTGGCACGACAGAAGCCCGACCATGTTTTACCATAGTCGGGCTAGATTGTCAAGAGGTACCGTTAGGCGGCGACAGCCTCACCCTTCGGCTTGTTCTTGGAACCCTTCGGGCGACCGATCTTCCCCGGAACCTTGACATAGTCGCGGAAAGTGTAGGCGGTACCGTTGACCGTGGCGCGATAGGTGCTGGCAGCCTTGCCCTGACCCTTGAGGGTGACCGATTCGACAGCGGCGACCGGGCGACCACGCTGGCCGGTGACGCGGAAAATGGTGCCGGTGATGGTGCCGTTAGCATCCTTCGTGCCGACCAGCTTGAGGGACTTTTCGACGTTGAAGGCGATGGTGGTGTTCGACATGGTTTGAATCTCCTAATGGTGGTGGTTTGTTGTGCTGCTGGTGTCTATTATAAAGCGTTTTGTTTCTTTTGCAACTACCGTTTATCGGCTTGTTTCGTTGAATCCCTGAAAAGTGTTTTAATTCAGTTCAGGGATTCATTTTAACATTATTACATCACTTTTGCAACTCGCTGGCCGGTGATCGATTCGCGGATGAGGGTACGGAAACCGTTATCCGCGACACTGAAAACAACGATATGCTTGTTCGGGTCGGAATTGTTGGAACCACCCTTGAGCGTATCCAGCACGCCAGACCTTTTCAGATAATCCTGATTGTTCGTTGCGAGGAACGTCCGGGGCGAACCATCCTTTTTGATGTAAGTAACCTGAACGAAACCGAGGGCCAGATTGCGGGACAGTTTCTTGAGATTCGTTGCCATTTTGTTAAGCTCCGTTACCGTTGTTGGTGAGTGTATTATAAAGCATTTTGTTTCTTTTGCAACTACCGTTCGTCGGTAATTTCGTTGATTTTATATTCAGGTTTTGCAGCGGAGAACCATTCCATGATATCTTGAATAGTCCATTTACCATAAAAAGTGATACTATATTCTTTTCTGGCATATCTCTTACGCTGATAATAAACCTTTCGCATCTGTATGTCTATCATATTGTTCTCCGTGCTGCCTTACCATGTCGCCCATTATACGCGGATTGTTTAGTCCGTCAATACCGTTTATCGGTCAGTAAAGCCGACGAATGGTAGTATATTTTTAAAGAAAACACTTTACAAAATGGTTTAGTTTCCCTATAATAGCGCCACACAACGGGGAACAATAGAATGACCATAGCCGAAAAGATTGTTAATGTTGTTACTGATACTGATATTATTGCCGTATCACTATATGCATGTGTCGCCAATCTTCGTTCAGGGGCGACTATCACACTTCCGCGTGGCGTGCAAGAATTCGAAAAGCGTAACGATAACGGACGGGTCACCATGGCACGCTATCATTACGCGGATGATTCGCGGGTCCATTATACATGGTCATTGATGCGTGGCTGTAGTTTTACGCATAGCCGATAAACGGTAGTTGACACCCTATGCGACTGTGATACAATGGTCGCATAGGGTGAGAGACAAGCGAAAACCGTCAGAATGGAACGGGAGTGAGTGTAATCCGACCCTGCACGGTTTTCCTGAACATCCACAAAAATTGCGCCCGAGTGTGGATAACAATCTAATCCGTCCGGGACTTTTGCTTGCCTTGTGCGATTATTATAAAACGGTCATCAACCCATGTCAATGACCGTTCGTCGGGAATGGTTCGGTGGTAGTTTATAGGAATCACTCCCCCTCAGTCCTATCTGAGTTGCATGGGGATATGCAGGGATTGTCCTGCGATGACTCTACCACCGAACCATGTTTGAATCATACACGAACGGTAATCGTCGGTCAACTACCGTTCGTCGGTCGGATTAGGACTGATATCCCGAAACTTCGTGGCCGCGCATGGTGACAACTTCGCCACGCTTCGTATTACGCTTGACGCGAACGAACGAGCCGACGATTGCCACGACAGTTCCCCAGTTCTTGCCATCTTTCATACGAACCACGTTACCACCGATGGTGGTGCGGCTGAAGCGGATGGTGGCGCGGGACAGCTTGCGATGCTGGTGAGCGTTCATTTTGTTTCCGTTGTTGTGTTGGTGTGGGAGCATTATAGAGGGAGCCGACGAATCATGCAACTACCGTTCGTCGGCTCCCTATCAGTTACTTGACAGCCTTGAGGACACCATTTTCCATGGTGATGCTAGCGAACCATTCCCGAGACTTGACGGGCTTACCCTTAGCGTTCAGGCGAGTGACAGCACCAGACACCAGCGGACGATGAGCGACGACGAACGTACCATTGCCAGTGTCACGCGAACCGAAAATCGAAGGGTCCGACAGCTTACCCTGAATGGTCTGACCGATCATGGTGGCCAGTTCTTTCTTAGAGTGAATGCCGCGAATCAGAACAGTCATTTTGTTGCTCCGTTGTTGTGTTCGATCATTATACAGCGATTTTGAACCTTGTCAACTACCGTCTATCTACTGCGACAACGATACAATCCGGATATGCATTTTCGCATTGTTCTTCAGCATGGTCAATATTATCAGCTTCGCAAAGAAAATACAACTTAAACGTTGATCCTTCGTCCATATACGTCACGATATACTTGTTCATATTATTCCACAATGGTGAACGACATACGAAACAGATTTTCGGGATGAACCACGCTAACGAATCCCGGCATGGTGTCGAGTGTTGTCGCGGTCATATAGACCACGCTTGACGATGCCAGATGATAGGTGGTTTTCTTGCCACGAACGACCGGATTCATCTTCGGCAATCGTTCAATGGCACGATTGAGATCGGCGATTGACATGGTAGTGCGCTGGTACATGGTGACCATCCGTTGTTGTGTCCGGCCATTATACGCCAAAAGTCTTATCTGTCAATGACCGTTTATCGGCATATTAGCGGACGAACGGTATTTACAAAATGGTTTAGTTTCCCTATAATAGCGCCACACAACGGGGAAACATGATGAATTATATTACCATGGCCGAAAGCGAATATGTCTGGAATGTCGGAAAGGAACGTCCGGATCAGGATTGGATTCTTTCCGACCGTGACGTATGGTATAAGAATCCGCATTACAAGGGAATTCACGGTCCACATCCGGAAGATTGGGAAGATGATACGCGGACCATTCCCGATCCTGCACCAGAATGGTCCGATGATATTCCGTTCTAAAACCGACGAACGGTATTTACAAAAGGGTTTAGTTTCGTTAAAATAGCGGCATACAAACAAGGGGAACAAAAATGGTCAAGATTTTCCTTTTCATCTTCGCAATCATCCCGAACCATCCGGAGTATCACGCGGATCGACGGAAGTGGCTCTGGACGTTCGCCGCATTCCTGAATCACATTAACAGTAAGGAACGAATCATCATCACGAAAAAGGCGAACACTGGTTATTTGGTGTACGAGGCCGTCAAGATGAGCAAACCAGCGGGGGAGGGTGGGTGATGTTCCATCTACAATCACACCACCCGTCCCCAACATGGCACACAACAGGACCACCACAGTCCATGCAACCATTCTACCCCACCACACCATAGTTGTCAACCGTCTACTTGTTATTATAGTTGACAGGCCATTCCGCGATGATTGTAGCAACACATGCCATGATGAAACCAAGAGTTAGACCAAAACCGACAATGGTGATGGCCATGTTGAAGCCTACCAGTAGAAACAGTGGCCAGTACCATAGGGCACCAAGCAACGCAAAATCGTCCGTGAATGCAACGGCCCAATATTCACTGATGATTTTTGTGATGAAATTCATGATGATTTGTTGCCGATTTTCTGGATGATTTTCTGGATGATTAGAATACCGATTTCTCTGATGATTGTCAAGGTGATTCTCATGATGAAAGATTGGCCTTGATGAAATCATAAAATGACGCTCCGAAGAATGCGCCCGCGAACGATGAAAAAAGACTATCGATGCTATAGTCACCATAAACAATCGCCATGACGGTAGTGCATATGATGGCCACGAAAACATTAACCACAAACTGATGACGAATTTCCATGATTGTTCAATTCTCTCTGGATGAAATGTAAGGGCGATTCAATGACGCTATCTTACCATGGGCGATGATGGTTGTCAAGGCTCATTTGAACGGTCTTGCCGGGGCTAAAATCGTTGTTTTTGCGCACTTGTTATGATGGTTGATTAGCGTAAGTAAATGATTTAATTGATGATTTTCGTGATGATTTTAAAAATGATTATGTTGATGATAATTCTGATGATTTTAAAGAATTCGCAAAATAGGTAATGGTTTTTGGTCGGACATTTCCTCGGGATTTTTTTTGAATTTTGGTGATTTTTCAGAATTTTCAAAAAGATAATTTGACGATGATTTTCGCTATGTTATTGATTTTGTGTGATTATTTCAATCAATCTTGGTTGCAATGATCGAAATGATGATTGCCCAAAATATGATGTATAATACTAAAATCATAGCGATTATTCTCCGTAAATCTGCGTTTTCATCGTGTCGTCAAAAGTTCCCTCTCTTTTCCCAACCCATACCAGTCATTTTCAGACATTCATTTAACAAAAATCGTCAACCATCTTCATCAATTATAGTTGACAATCAGTCATAGAAAAATGGTTCAGTCTTAATAGGAACATTAACACCATCCTTAATCATTCTCTTTACAGTCTCTATAGGATCATCTGAGTCTACAATACTCTCATGAATATAGAGTTTATATTCACCTTCCTTACTATACATCCTTACCAGTGTTCCATATCCACATTTAAGAACATATTCCTTTACTGATTGGTTCTTATCGAGCTTATTGGCAGCTTTTAATAGTTCGGTTAGATATTGATTCAGCACTTTCATGCAATCATAATAAATCTCGCTTGCTTGATTAGTGTTGTTCATCAAGCCTTGTAATTTGTTTGTGTTCATTTTGTTCCCATTTCATCCAGCAAATCTTTGAGCGGTTTTGTTTCACCATAGGATTCAATCACACTAACAATCTCATACACATCATCATCCTGATATGCTTGTGGTGCAAATCGTGACTTTGTGCTAAGTCTGATCGAGGCTTTCATTGTCCCGATTGATGACCACACCTTTCCATGTTTGGACCAACTAACATAACGTCCACCAGTTGAGAATAGTCCGTCAGACTTTCTTCTAATTTTGAATCCGATTGCTTTTGGTTGTGGTGTGAATGTTGAGTTTACAATTTTCATTTGAACATTACCGATAGAAGGAAAAGAATTGCAGCGATGATTGCATGAAGTTTTGACATGAACATTGCATTGGTTCGCAGTTCGTTCACCCAATAACGTCTAGGATAATACAACACAGCAAGTCCAGTAAAGACGACAGTGAAAAATTCCAACATTTACATTTCTCTCTGGTTATAACATGACTGTTAGAGCATCATCCCACACATTGTATAGGCATCGCGCATGACAGACATCTTCTAATGCTCGAATTATAGATTCTGAGACTCTATTCTGTTTCGCCATAACAATAAGCTGGTTTTCGGTCAACATGAAAGACTTTCTGCCATCATAAAACACATATCCAATTTCATCTTGACGGAATAGAATCTCGATCACTTTCACCATATGTGCCTGACCAATCATGCATTTGTTACGATGTTGAAATAGACATCATCACCGTCATCATTGGTGTATGGGTAGAGGAACCCTTCTGGAATTGTGAATTCCACGCATTTCTCACACATTGTCGATCACATCCTTCCACTTGTTCAGGATTCTGTCGTGGAACACAATGGCCTTCGTTCTTGCCTTGATTGGAGAATTATAACAATTCACCATCCACATGTATTCGGCACAGGCTTGGGCATAGAGGCTCAACATTTCGATGACTGCGTTCTTGGTCATCGAAATCTCTGACACATTCTGTTTAAAACTTTCCATGTGATTAACATTTCCTTGTCTTCTTCTGTTGCGATCCGAATCTCTCTGGTTTCATAATCCGTATTGTGGCCCCTGATGGTATCTGTCTGTAAGAGCATTGTTCCGTCTTCACTCAAGAACATGTCCTCAATATATCGATAACCACACATTCTCATGATGATATTCTTGGTTTCCAGAATGATATCCACTTCACGGACTTCGACCTGAACTTCCTGTTTTGCATTAATAATACTCATGTCATCACTTCTGTTTCAGTCTACCACAGCTTGGAGTTCTGCACACAGTTCCAACCTTACACGATGGGCATGGATCGGTCGGCGCTGTCTGTAATGTATGAGTCTTGACCTCTTCCTCAATCATGCTCTCTTGGATGATCTGAATAAAGGAAAAATCATCAGCCTTCATGCCATTGGCGCGGATGAAATGCTCGACTGACTCGTGAAACATCACACTAACACCAAATCCGTTGCTATCCTTCTCACGATACAAAATCTGGTACATTTTGACCTTTGTCGGAGCGACACGATATTCGACATCATTCATCCAGAGTGGTTCTTTGATTGGTTTCCATCCATTGTTTACAGTAAATGGAGTAGACCTGAATTCAATATCCTTACCGGCAATCCATGCCTCAATGACCTTGCGATGTGTTTCTGGAAAAACTGTAAAATTTGCCATTTTGTTATACTCTCGTTGAATTGATCGCGGCCTTCCATGATCGCCACAGATCGTTAATTTTGTAGTTGTAGTAATCACCGACAGAATTGGTCTTGAAATCTGGTCTAATCTTTTTACCATATCCGGTATTAGAGAACCATTTCTCGAAACCTTCTCTATTGTGATCCATTAGACAACTTCTCGATAATGAACGGCGACTCGGCTGCAATGAGTTGTTGCATTGGATTCGGCACTATCGATGTCATCATAAACGTAACGACGACTGTCCGCGTACTCATTCACCCAAATTTCCTTCGGGGATGCTTTAATTCTGTACGCCAGCATATCAAAATTAAAGCTTTCGTAATCACAATCTGACCAATTGTCGGTGTCGTTATTACAAAAAATAAACTCGATCTTTGCACTAGGATTTTTGATCAGTTCATCCATAAAATCTCTGATCTGAACCTTTGTCATCTTCGGTACCATCATGTCATCCTCTATAAGTTTCAATGTCTGCCACTATGATACCATCAATAAGTCGATGTGTCAAGTACCGTTCATCGAGAACTGGTTCCGCAATATGTTGTCTGCTCATAAGATCAAAATAGCACACATCGGCATTAGACAATCGGATCACGACCGATGAATAGGTGGTCCATGTTGCTTTTGCTACGATCACACCATTGTTACGATTTACCGTATAGATGTTATTATGTCTACTAATAACAACATCATGACCATCATAACCAGCATTCTCGATGAGTTTGGTATATCGGTTGAATTGTTCATCGACTACAATCTTATCATAATCAATCATCTTCTATCATACTCAAAATAAGTTCGTTAAAATAACCTTGAATCAAATCCTTAACTTCATCCAAGGTATCTCCAAAGAAGAATGGCATGTGATCTGGATAATCATGAGAACAATATGACGGGCTATCTTTCCACGACTTCCATGAAATTGACAGTTTTCCAATTGGAGTATGAGCCATCACATGATCATAAGAAATACCATGTTCACCGGGAACAAACGGACCTTCCCAATCAATTTTCTTGACTTTCACTCTTTCGCCTTTACGATATAACACTCGGCTAACCGATCATTAATGAATTTACGAACAAGATAGTCTGATGTACTCGACATTTCAGATTCGGAACACTCGCAGATTTCACCGTAACTAAGATCATGAATCACAGTATATACCTTATCTGCGGGTTTATCGATATCATTCACGACAACATCATATGTCCAGTATCTCTTACTTGTATCAACAACTAAGACGTATCTAACTTTGGCTGCTTCCTGTTCTGTTAGCTTCATGAAATTAGAAGCATTGTAGTATTCAATCGTCGTATTCGTCGTCATTATTTCCACCTGTCAATGAATCTCTATATTGTTCCCTGAGAGAATTGGTATACATTTCCAGCATTGTGATGAGTTGTGGTGTCTTGTCCTGTCTACAATGAAAGAAGTCTAGGACGGGCAAGGCGCTGTTCTCGTGAAGAACTAGCATAGCAACACCAGTAATGCCTCCGGATGGCTCAGAAACGATTGTGGTGGCTTCTAGAGCCTTCATCGTATACAGTTCACGGAGTTCTTTATTAAATTCTACAGCAGCCTTATCGTCGGGCGTTAATAGCACAGGATTTGGTTCACTAAAATCAAAATCTTCGACCTTGGCACGTTTCTTGGTGAAGATTGAATAAACATTCTTGGAGTATACATCCGGATCATTGGCAGGTTCTTCCTGCTTATCCCATGTATATTTGAATCGTTCCAGTACGGACTTATGCGCGTCAGAAATTGGTGGCTTAGTTTTGTCATCACTCATTTAAATCTGGCACTCCATCATTATAGTTTATTGTTGATATATCATATCACACTTGACGATGGATGTCAAGTGTGATTGATTTTACGGATTATAGGTATCGATCGATGTAGGCAGCGATCTTGTTGAATGACCAGCCATCTTCATCATTAAAAGATGCCAACTTGTTTACGATATGGTTATTCTGAGCACAAGCGTCAGCACTTCTTTCGATGTGCTTGTCTGGATCAAATCCCATTTTCACAAGAGCATCATCATCTGGATATGATTGATTTGAAAGTTCTTTGACATCGATACCCATAACCTTACATGCAACACCCAAACAACAATAACCGTCAACATGCCTATTATACAAATATGCATCGGTCTGTGCATATTTTCCAGACCTTAGTGCATCGACCCACTTCTTCTTGAACTTCTTATTGAGCTTCGGTAGTTCCAGTTTCTTAGTCATTTATAAATCCTCATACTTATCATTAATTAAAATCAGGTGACTTCTACATCACCTGATTAACATACTTCCATGTTGACGAATGTTCCGGTATCTGCTTTGAGAGGAACGACATCTGATCCGCAATGATGCGACGATTTTGCAGAATCAGAATTTCAGCAGGATTTGGAACATAAGGAACGCATAGAAGCTTCAATCCAGCTTCTTCCGGTGTCTTGTTATCCTTGTAGTTGTTGCAGCCCTTACATGATGCGACAACATTATTCCAAGTATCCTTACCACCACGCGATCTTGGCATGATATGGTCACGAGTCAGCTTATATGGCTGATATTCATGTCCACAATACATGCACATATTGTGGTCGCGTCTGAACAAAGAACGATTCGTCAACAGGGGCGGACCCTTCTTGCGGATCAAGCTCTTATCATTACATGCGATGATCGGTGGTAGTTCAAAAATGTTCTGATCACCGTGACGGTTCATACCACCACGGAGTTTGATAGGTTCACCCAATGACCAAATTACCTTCTTGTTCCATACCATCGTGGTAGCATCCTGCCATGTCATCCAACGGACAGGCTGACCGGAGATATCCAGCGTCAGGATTAATGGAATGTTGCTATTGGTTTGGTCTAAATCTTCATTAGTTTGCATATTCATATTGGGTGTTTCCTTATCATTTCGTGAAACAGAATGGTTATATTCGTTCTACATTGAATCCTTCATTGCTGTGTACTCCTATGTAACTTCGGTTATGATACATCATTGTGATGCGGTTGTCAAGTATGGAACCATACGGGAACATTGCCCATCTTCCATTTTGCAAAATATGCTTTGTGCTTATTGTAATCTGCGCGATAGGATGTAATGGTTTCTGCCAATGTACCGGAACGCATTAAAACTCCCGGCGCATAGCAATCATCATGCACGCACACAGGGAAAAACTTTGGTGACACGGAAGACTGAATATATTTCGAGAATACATCGGTCAATGAACGGTGAACGTGATCACGATTATAACGTGCCGTATAGGTATCGTTGAGTGCAATCAGGTGCCGAAGATGCCATGTAGCATTATCAACATTTTTCAGCGTCCAGATTGTGACCGGATGACTGAAATGAGATTTTGCCAAGTTAGGCATATTGTCGATCTTTACATCATGATGCTTGGTTCGCATGTAGTGTGAGAGCATCTGCGTTGATTCTAGGATCATTTTGACAGAATGTCTATCACACAATGCATATGCTGATTCTTCGGGTGAATCTTCCACGGTGAACATGTTCATAGTCAATCTCAATATGTCGATGTGATCATTATAGCAGGATCACATCGACATGTCAACAGTCATTAAATCTCAAGAATATCCGTTTAGAATTGCCCGTATATTTTCTACCACAATGTACGAATGTAGAGTCATATGAGTATAATGTATTTGGGTTAATGACAACACCATCATCACCTAGACCTTCCATCTGCCTATTGATATCAAGCATCATTCCAGAGTCGTAACGGATACCCATTTCGACCTTATAGGAATGATAAGCGAACTTCGTACCCAAATCTTGCCAGTCGTCACCATCAATCCAATAAATCATTTTATAATTGGATGCTACATCACGTTGTTTTTGACCATCTAGATGAAAATGTACATCAAAAGACGTGCGCTTATCGATTTTCGGATCAAATAGCCTAATGGTTATTGATCCACAATCCAAATTATGCAATTCAAATAACTCTAAAATGTGGTCGAAGCCTTCATCCCTACGGGGTATCGAACCATATTGATACATGTATGGCTGTAATGCTGTCCATACATCATTAAAATCTATCTCAATTTTACGGTCAATTCTTAAATCGGAATAAGCCTTAGTGGTGATCATATTCTTGATGGAATTCATGAAAAACTCCATCCTTCAATACGAAAAGATGTGTCTGATGATCGCCGAATGCGATCTGAAAAATTTCCCTTGATGCCGAAATGGCCTTATTGATACCCTTCCAAGTCGTATAGTTATATTCTGGGACATTATCCCCATATATAATGGCGAGTTCTTCATCGAAGTGACATTCATCTGTTGGGTCAACATCGTATGCCGAAAACTTACATTCGTCGCCATCATTAAAATATGGAGTATATCCCACCACACAGACGTAAGGGATATTCATCCTATTCATTTCATCTTTCAGGGCATTCGTATAATTCGCTGCCAATTTCTGTTTAAGATTATTCAACTCTTCTGCAAAAGACTCTAATGGTTTCTGCATCATTACTACGATATCATTCATAATTATTCTCCTAAAGGAATGTATTTGTTGTACTGTGGATTATAACCACCGTTATATGAGAATAAGATCGACATACCAACCCGACTAAATTACGTCAGATTGTAATGTTTCTTTATCAAATCTCTACGAACTTTCATAGCAGTTCCGATTTTATGTGCATCTCGCAACCCTTTAACAGCATTATCTATATGCTGGTCTGTCACATTATTCAAATTGCTGGCTGCATGTTTTAATGTTTCATGTGAAAGATTCGAAAATACGTCACCGGATGGTTTACCTCTACTCAATAAACTTTCGTGTTCGCCTATGTCGTGTCCGTAGTCTTTATGACCCCCCATAGCTCTATGCTGCAACGATCCACCTAAGTCTACGGTATGAAGATTACCAACTTTATCGGACATAACGTTATCATGTTCAAACCCTATGGCATCCCAATTCTTAGTTAAGACTGCTGCATGAAAATGCTTTGCCAACTGAGAGTGTAAGTGTTCTGGTGGATTATTCAAGTGTTCAGGCGTATGTCTTTCTAGATCAGTTCTCCATTCCGTTGATACTCCGAGCCTATTACCATGTTTGACAAGTTTCGGATTTAGATGCGGAACTCCCATATGACCGTATATTTTACTTGTTGCGACTTCTGTTTTAGCTTGTTCAGGATCACGATAAAATTTGACATAATGTTTTTTACCCGAAACTTTATCGTGATGAATACCACCCGGATTCGAACCAAATTGAGTATTATGCTCTGGTTCCATATGGGAAATATCTTCCGCATCATCTAACGATTCAGCGAGAAGGGTAGAGAAATATTTCAAATAAGTTTTCATTGTAGGCTTCCGTATGTAAAACTATATTTAACTATTCTCCTAACGGAATATAATTAGCCGCATAAGACCAGTGCCAAGGATCAAACCCGGCCTTGTCGTCAATGATAATACTGGAATAAATCTTAGAACCATCACCATTGAAAAATCCGTGAGTTGTGTTCAGTATTTCAGGATTCTCGTTGATATAATCCACTCTAATGCCATCCCGTTCAAGCATAGCTTTTACGTTAGCAGTATATTGTGGATAAGATGAAGTCCAAATGATCAGTTTCGTGGACTTATGAGATGTGATCTTTCTCAGTGATGGTGCAACAGTAGGGTTCATATATCGCAATCCACTCTTGAATGATTCAAAAATGGTGTCATGAACGTCAACCAACCAATAAACATATGGTTGACGCATTTCAACTTTACGATCATATGCCTTTTTTATTGCACGATACAGATAATCCGTGCGAGTTGGCATTAGTGAGTCTTATACCGATTCATGATGGCCTGATAATCCTTATCGACCGTCTCAGGCGTTGGGGTCGAAGCTCTCGATGTACCAGTGATGGCATCGGTAAGAACGTTGATGGCAAGAGTCTTCTGAGTTTCGGCCATCATGATAGCGAAAAATGAAAGAACCTCATTGACCGTGAAATTGTCGGGATTGGATAGCTTGGTTAGCATGTCCATATCAAAAACTGCACCGAGAACAATCAGCGGTTTACCTTCGGCATCAACGCTGTAATCACCAACAAACTGCTTAGCTTCAATTTTCATAGATTCCTCATAATAATTAATGGATGCTTCGGCTGGATTCGAACCAGCATAAACACTTTCAGAGAGTGCCGTCCTACCATTAGACGACAAAGCAAAATTGGTGTCAACCACGTAAATCTATACCGCTGACTCTGGTAGCCTTTATCCTCTTATCGAGCGTGACTGTCCAGCTTAAAACTATTTATAACAAATTACTTGTATTCAACGATTGGGCAAATCTTTTCGCTAATACTTTTCACGGTTGTACCAACAATTGAATCTTTCATGGACTTAACAATCTTTTTGGATTGATCCGAACATACAATGTATGCACCAAAAGTAATAATTCCCATAAGGAAGAAGGCGAACAAGATGATATAACCACAATATGCTAGACCGGAAGCCAATGTGTCACCAGAAATAATAGACACTGAACCAAAAATATGAGTGGCAATATCGACCACCATGAACAGTCCGGACCCAACTACAAATGTACCGATAAGAGTGCAAGCGAGAATTGTCACCCATGACCAGATGAAGATATCACGAAGGTACAGACAACCATTCGTTGTATGCTCATCATACTCCGGGAACCAAGGAAAGTCAAGTGGGTCGTTGTAGAAAGCTGCTCGCATCTTACCGTGCCACGAATTCGCATTAATAATCATTACTCTGTTCCTTAGATGATGTTACGTAGTTTTAGGGTTCTCATGATCGCCTTAGCGTCAGATAGTGCATTATGCGGTATCAGCGGTTGAATGTCAAGTCCTCTGATAACCACAGTTGAAAATCCATCACCGGGAATCGGTAACATGGTGCCCGGTCCTGTGATGAGTGATTGACAGAAATATTTGATGTCATCTGGCCAATCTGCATAAATTGTATGAGTATGTTCCCCATCTTCCATCATACCACTCATGAGAAATGAATACAGTTTGTTTTGAAACCTAGTATAAGGAACTGGTACCTTATTAAGAATAGGTACAACATTAACGGCTACCCAAGGATCATTAATCTCATTAAATTCAATTACTTCATAGAATGAAGTCCCATCTTTACCAACTAATGCCATGGATAATAGCGGACCATTGAAGCCATCAAATTCACAATCAATCACATACTTCATTATTAAAAATCTCCATTCGATTGTAACGCTTGTCCCGGAACCAGAAAGTTACCCATCGATCAGAACATCGTTGCATATTGTACACTTGGCGTTTCTGTAGTTTAGGATTCCAATATCGGTTCGGTTTCCTTCTATTCCCGTCACCTTTCATTAAAATGTACTTAGGTATACGACAGTTCCATTTATGCATCGTCATTCCATGTGATAGTCACGTTAAACGTTCCTTTAAACAGCCCATATTCATCAGCCGTAATGATTTTTGATTGTGGATTAAATCTAGAATCAAAAGCTTCTGTAATATCACGGTCAAGATCGACCATGGATTCGCCATCATATTGCTTATGAAATATTACATATTCAGTCACAAAATATCTCCGCGTCAGTCTCTATCCACACTCTTGCACCTGATGCCATAGGATTTTTATTGTCATGAACGATAACAGATGGACCGTCAATTCTAACAACGTGAGCATTCTTAACCTGATGGCCATGTTCATAAACAACTATCGGTGGATCACATATTCCATATCTGAAATTATCTGCTATCACCTTTGGGTCTACATGGATTCGCGTCTTCATACAACCTCTTTAAATTAGGGTGAGCTACCATAATAGCTTCGTTAAGCATTAAAATCTCATCTAATGCTTCTTCGGTGGATTGGAATGGGGTTGCTAGTTGATAGTGAGCATCGATAATACCCCGATCCTTATACCACTGATGTACTCGTTCAACTCTTTCGTCAATAGTCATCATATTCACTCATCAATTCTTGGGTGTAACCCATTGCAGTTTCATAGAATCCTTTCATGAACTTTAGATCACCATGTTGGAGTCCAGAAAGACTTGGCATGAGAACTGTACTTGTTCCCCAAAGCCCTGAAATCATATCGTTCAGATCACCAAATGTCTTCCTTGCTTCCACATTTTTTAGGGATGGTCCATATACATCATGAATGTGATCATTCTCAAATGTCCAAACTCTCTGTCTCAGTTTTCTCAAGTGTTCTAGTATAAGAATCCGTTCACAATCAGGTGAAGAAATATCGGAACTGCCGCACACGGATTCCATAATATAATGGCTCATTTTCGTGTTCTGGAAAAACTTAATCTGTTCAGGGGTACAATTAAACAGTTTAATAAACTCTTGCATGTAGAGCACATAATGATTTTGCATCATGCCATCGATGGTATATCTTCCAATACATGTGCGATCAGTCCACACTTCACAATTCCCACGGACATACTTAAGATTGAATCTTTCGTTGATGGAAGAATCTTTACATACAAACTCGAAACCGATATATTTCAGTAAACTATCAATGATTTCATATCGGCAGATGTTACCATCTAACATTGATGTCGATTTATGTTCAGGTCTCGACTTCATCATATAATCCCAAATCGGACGGGAAATATACATCCCAACATTTAGCGGGATTCCATCAAACATCAGCGGAGCATCACGATCCATAGAACCGCGTGCGATAGAATTACAAATGGAATCGATATCAGTACCATAGTAATTCGAAAGAAACTCAGTATTCCAGTCATGTTCGATATTTTCCAGTGTGCCATAACTGTCCATCGTACCAAAAATTGGGGGTAATGGATCATAAATCGCCCTTGGACCTTCATTGGATACAATCTGAGCGCCGTCGCCACTGAAACTGTTGCTTCCATATTTTGATGGAATTAACGGAATAAGGACAGCTTTTTCAGCGTAAATCGGAAGCCTACTAACACCACAACTCACACTATAGCAACCCATAATAAACCTCGTAAATATCAGTCGTGAACAATTTTTACTGCGATGTTTGACGCTAGTTTATCCTTTTTAATCTTCAGATCGACAGCTTTACTTCTACCATCTTGGATATCTTCGATAACTCTAGTTCTAAGTTTTTCTATATGTTCAAGGTGTACCATTTTACGGTCATCTTCAAACATGTCAATGGTGTAGTAATCTTCCGGCTGTTTCATATTCGGACCTCATAATGTTATCGCATAATACACTCAAACGCGACTAAGAATGTATTATACGCTACCATTTCGCGGATGATAACTTAGATTTCCTAAGTTCAGGATCGCCGAACGTCGTAATCTCTCATACGGTTTCTCTCACCGATCTAGTGAGAACAATAATTTCAGGCTATTACCATAAAGTTCGCCATTAGTTTAACCTTTCGGTTTCTGTTAACCGCTTTGGATTAACTCATCAGAAACTTATCAGGATTAGATTTCTCCTGAATGTTGACCACCTTTCGGGACATTACCGATAGTTTGCAGACCATCGTTCTTCCCTTATCCAGACACGGCATGTGCCTAGTGATCACCGCTGCCTTTTAGTTTACAGGTCTGGCTGTTGACCTATGCTGATAGTTTACTCGACATTCTTCGTATTGTCAACCTTGCGGGCTGTTCGGAATTGCGGTCCCTACATGAGAAGTTTACATCGAACTGGTTCACCTTGCGAGTTAGCCAGCACTAGATTCCTTGCGGTCTAGCATTAAGCGACTTTTCTAACTATCACTCCAAATGACTTTGCATTTTCATTTAATTCCATTAATAGTGGACTGCTTTATGGGCGGTTCTGTCTCAGAGGGATGAGCATTTGGAGTTGCTTCATTAACTTTTGGCTAACGAAATACAACTCACCCCCACCGTTCGGATGCCTCCTACTTGGTTTGATTTTCGGGAAGGCTATTCACCTATCCTTCAATCTGAACGTCGCGCTTTCTTGCGGGATCACACTAAACGTTCTACGCTTTAACAACATCAGGCACGGTTTGACTAGGTACTGTTGGTGTCTGCCAACTATTCTCGGACTATTGTTCCCCTTTCGGGCAATTGAGTCGGATACTTATCCCATCCTTGCTTTGACCAATAACCTTTCGATTATTTTACAGTCTGCGCTTGCCAAGATACGACGATCTTACGACCACCGGCACGATACTGAGTATTTCGTGCTTTCGACATATCACTATGCCATATAGGGCTTGGCCCCAATTCTTTTGATGTTTCGCGCTATGAAGCTGCGTTACCATCTTGAAACTATTGTATCACATCAGTTGGTGATTGTCAACTATGGCTCCAACTGATTCTATACGTTGACTTTCTATCTTGATCACACCATTCAACAGTGATCATGTACCCCAAAGATGTATAGTGTTTAATTATGAAGGCTTGAACTGATGGATGATTAACGTCACATATCAAAGTATATGATCCTTTATTTGCGTACTTTTGTATCAGTTCATCGATTATATAAATTTCAGTCTGTGTTAGTACATTATCGGTAACATCACTAACTGCCCTCGATATTTTAGCCGCATCTTTAGCGTTCATTAATAAGATTCCCATTCTGAAATTGGTATAGTTTCGGTTAGTAGTGACTTTAGATAATTGAGTGCTTTTGTACCAGAATCGAACACTGCGATGACATCATTGAGTTTTACCCAACCATGAAAATTACATCCGAGAGTTCTATACGCTGGTTCACCAAGATACACACTATATCCCCATATATTACCATCGACAATTTTACATCTAATGATTGAAGGAAAACATTGCGGTCCATAAATTATGAAGTATTCTTTCTGTTCAATCATTCTAAGATAATGGATATCTCCAATTGGAATCGGATATTTGACCATCATATTCTCCCATAATTAAAATAAGACAACGGTGAATTTTTCAGGTTCACCGTTGAAAGGCCGTTGAGGAACAAAGACGGCCAACTCTTCGTTAGGCAGCTTTACGCAGACCGTCAGTCTTCTTACGGACTGAAACGAGTGATGCGGAGACAACCTTTGCAACTTTCTTAGTTTTTGCATTTACAAGTTTAGCACTTTTTAACGTCAGTTTCAATGGACGAATGGTCAGAATCACTCATTATAATCCCTGTCGAATGCACGCATCCCCATCAAAAGCATACTCACCCCTCTACTATATGAGTGTTGTCGTGAGATTATCCGGAATCATCACGAGAGGAATGCTTTTGGTGGAGATGAGGGAGAGTCCAACTCCCTGTCCACGGACCCTTTTGTTATCCTCGATACCATCATTTTCAGCTTTACACCGAATACTTTATTTAGACAATCGTAACACTGATATGTGAACAAATCCAGATGATGATTTCGATTGTTCCCCATCCTAGCAGCATGTTCGCAACCATAAAAATAGCAAATCCTGTTTTTGTCAATTCGAACATATTAATGAATCTCCCTAGAAATTACTCTGTATAGAATAATACAAATCCAATACCATTACAATCCTCACAATCACCAGAAGTTAACCATTCAGGATCGATGCCCATAGGCGAATTATTACAACCTTCACCAGTAGCACCATCCCAATATTGCTGACCGTTGATATCACAACAGTTGCATTTTATTACGGCAATCTTCTGCCTGACAAGCAATTTGAGATCATTTTCATGCAATCCGCGTGTCGTATTCACCTTACTCATAATAATACTCTCCAGATTCATTTTTAAATTGTGATCGAGACGTTTCTCATTCGTCCTAAGTTTTTCGGAAGGTATTATACGGAGCGACCCATATTTTTCCTAGTGCCTTACCACTACTACGGTGAGACAATCACAATTTAAAAATGAATCTCCATAACAATTATAACCTTAATCAGATAGTAATTAATTATCCAATCAACACAACCAGCATACCGTTATCCTAGAATTTATCCGAATATTCCAGCAGTTCGCTCTTCCGTAATGGGGTAGAGGGACGGGTTATAATTGTTACTTTGATTCTATCAGGTCGGTGAGGTATCCATAAACCAGTTATCCCGGCTATTTCCCATTCTCCGTTTACTTTCCTTTCCCAATATTACAACACAGCTACACTGCGAACGACGGAGTGTTACTTTTTGCTGAGCATCTTGATAACGCTCTTTTTGTTATTAATGTAATGATTAAGTCGCTTGACCACCATTTTTGGGTTAGGGTCAGATGTTCCAAATTCATCAATATACGCAGATGGCATGGTAATGTTCATCGATGCATCTATGGTAAGTCCGAAAAAATCTGCGAATGCATATTCACTAGCGTTATCATAGTCATCTTCACTCCTAAGAACAACTGAACCTTCACCGAATCGATTGATTTCAGTTTTCAGTCCAGCCTTTCGAAATTCTGGAATGAACCCTGCCGTACCTGCGACGCAACATGCGGTTCCGCAGATATTTTTATCAAGTTTATCTGATTCATGATCATCTGTCGTCGCCCAATTTACAATATCAAAAATTCGTTTACCACCAGCCCGAACAACATAAACATCATCTTTGATCTTCTCAGCCGCCTTGAAAACATCGCGGAGCTTGATAAGACGATTGAGATAATAAGTTTCTTTCTGCTGTGCTTTATTCACTAATCAAATCCTCATTAATTTTAACTGATGTTGTTGGGTCTTGTCTACGATACTTGTGTGTACGGTTGGACTCACAGAATGGACAACCACCATGATGTTCACAGAATCTGGATGCATACTGCCATCGTCCATCACGAATCTGTTTACCGTCTCTGTGGTATTTCCTGTATGTTCGACTCATGGGGTTATTATAGCCTCATCATTCTCAATTGTCAAGCGACCCTTCACCTTGATTGCAGCCTTTGTATGTGGGTTATCGGCAGTTTCTTTCGTACTGAACCCGATCCCCGGCGCAATTGTAACATGCTTTACGTACCATGTCAAGCCCTTTGCCATCAATACCCACATCGGAATCGTTGGGTCTTCTAAAAATTTCTTATTGAAATTAAAAGTGATCGTCGTGACTTCGTTCTAAACTAGAGTTTCCATTTTGTTATCCTTGATTTTTGATTAAATTAAACAGCGTCTTAAAGAACATATGATACAACCATGCAACTGAGCATACTATAACACATTCCTTTGGGTACGTAAACATTACTATCGACAAAAAGGATACACATACAGTAAACATCACAAATATAAAGAATTCTATAATATTTCTAATCATGGGTTATAATTTTCTTCTGTTATCCAGCCATCAAAACCATATCCATTATTAAGAGTTTTTGTGTGACCACATTTGGTACAATGTGCTGTTATTCTTGTCTCATACATTTTATGATTCGGGTCGGTTTTTCTGTGCGTTTTGTAATGATAAAACGAATGTTTAAACTTATGACCGAAGATACACGTTTTGTCTGCTAGGATCGGAAATATGATATAACAAAACACTCCGATCCAATAGACATATATAAAAGTCAATAATGCGATTTGCATGTCATTCCACCAAGCCTAATACTCGCATACCAGATTCATGAAGGGTCTTCGTATTTTCGTAAATTTCGTCGGTTGTCATAGACTTAAATGCACGCTCATGAAATTCTTCTTCCTTCAAAATTCTCGAAAAGATATCACGAATATCTGCTGGCGATTCTTCGTCATCGACAATTGTTCGAATTCGTGCAAGACGCATATTTTCAGCGTGCGCAGCTAGTGCCGTGGTGTGTTCGAAATCTACCATTCCTGACATAGTTTCCTTCCAATATCGCTGATGTGGATCACTATTATCAGGACCGATATTACGCGCATCCATCAACTGCATGATCCACGACGCATGTTTTTCTTCCTGTTGTGCGATAAGAGCTAATGTCTTTGCATGGATATTATTCAGGTCATTCATGTAAAGTAGATCAATTTTCTCAGCAGCCTGACGCTCACCACGATACTGCTTAATTAGCCATTCATTCAGAAGAGTTTCGTCATTCTTGACAGAAATCCACCAAAGTTTACTGTTATTTTCAATTTCTGTCATTTTAGCATCCGTTACAATCAATTACATCACCATATTCTTCTTGATTTTCATCATAGAAGTCCTTTGACATATCATGCCATCCATCGAAAACAATCTGAACATCCCAGCCCATTTCATACAAATACTTTTTCAGATCGGTTGCATAAACTCTTTCGACTTTTGGGGCGTAATAGCTGTTAGTTACAGCAACCATATGTATAACGGTGTACTTATTCGCTACAATTTCGTCGGTGTTCATGATATTTTCGCCTAGCATTCTAATTATATAAAGTCCCTTTTCGACACCGTGCATTTCAATTAAATCTTCAACGAGTCGTGAGTTCATCAACGGACCCTTTTCATGAACCACATCTTAGCAATCTTGATAATTTCTGCATTGATTTTCTTGTCATTCAGGCCAGTTTCAATAATAGTCTTGGCAATAATGTCAGAATTTTCCTTGTATACATCACCCACGATCCACTTGATGAAATCGCCGGTCTGACTTGTCGTCACTGTACCATCAACAGCAACCGATGTCAATCCCTGTTCAAGACGCCAATCAGGCAAAACTACCTTAACAAGTTCGTCAATACTCGCCGCAGCTTCTGCACTCATACTAACAGGCGCAGAAGTTTTGACACTCTTATTACCATGCTTTTCGCCCTTAATCTTAAAGACGAGTGAAAATGGATCAACATCAAAAATCGACGGAACACCAGCAACAGGATTTAAGACTGCGCCCTCGCCCACACCAGAAACGTCAAGAACAAGCTTAGAATATGGGCACTCATTCTCGAAACGTTCGACGATATCATTCAACTGCGCCAGACTTTCATCAGGCTTATTGAAATCAATCACGACCTTTTCGTCAAGTTCAACAGGAATACCGATAAAACGATCACCACGAAAACGAACCCAATCATATTTTTCAGGATCAGCCGTAGGAATTGCTACCCAAAATGGGACAAAATGCTTATCAGATTCACTAACTGCGACATTCTTCTGAACACCACGACCGACCCATTCACCGAATACAACGCAGCCATCGACACTTTCAGTGAACATCAAGCAATAATGCTTGACGGTATTGATGACCATGTTATTTGGGTTCGAAGTTACCCATGCACAGAATCCTGCATTGTCGGAACCGATAGACAACTGACGCTCACGCGAGAATGCTTCCAGACCATCGCTAGTGAAACGGATAGATGCATTTGTACCATGAAGTTTTACGACAGCCTTGTAGGTGATCGTAGGGTATTCGATACCGTAGTAGTCACACTGTTTACGAACATGTGCGATGACATGACGGAAACCATCAATAGAAGGGAATTTAAGCACGGAACACTTCCTCAAAATTAAGAACAACGGTTATGAACTTTAAATTAGGTCTAGAATCCATCGTGGCCACATCAAAATTGTGATGATGCATCCGGCTTTGATGGTGAAACTGACCGGAATATCAGACATACTAGCCTCGTTTTTTCTGGCTTCCAGCACGAACCTTTCGTATTCACCATCAGCATTCATTTTCAGAAATGCCGTGATTCCAATGAAAAGGTAGATTGCTAGTCCATAAAACAGATAATAGATCAATTTCTAAACTCCAAATATTTTATAATATTACAGATTGAGAATACGACGAACAATACGGCAGAGAAGCAACCAATGACCATAAGGATACCAGATAAAGTGATATTAGATTTCTTCAGAGTACCTTCATCGACATAAGACACGATGATCTTTTCATTATTTTTCGCAATGTAATATCCGGCTGCATCAAACCTAAAGGTTCTAGGTTTACCACTGTCATCCTCAACGACTACATCATACACGGTACCATACCTAGAGTTACCAATATTAGTGAAAAGCACCTTCACTAAATGTTCCGTCGCTACTGGTGGTTTGAGGTATTCCATCCGTAGAAGAAAGTACGGTAGAATAGCCATGAGAGCAAATATCAGAGGAAGCTTGAAATATTCTTTGAACATTACTTATTAACCTCTTCGGTCTTGGTAGCTTTAGCTTCGTTTATAGATTCTTCCATATACCCATTGATGATCTTCAGGGCATTTTCTGGAAGCTTCTGGACCTGTTCATTGTTCATTACCTTAAGACCCATACCGATACCAAAAATGTATGCAGCATCTTTCTTGGACGGAATAAGTGTGGTGCTTACGACGAGAATGATCGTCCAATAGAACAAATATTTTGTGACTCGGGAGAGAATCACTTGGGCTGCGTCTGTCAGTTCAGTATATAAACACCATCCGAATAGTGCAACAGCGCAAATGACGGTAGGGATGGCGTTGATTGGTCCAGTGAAAAATTCATGGATGTTCGTAAGAGAAATTAGCGCCCAAGCAATGAAAAATTCAGTCATGATGAATATGTTCCGTGAAAGTGTGTGATCATTATATCAGATTTGACTGAGATGTCAATACCGTTTGTCGGAAATGGTGGTGATGAACGGTTACGCTCCGTTGCCCTGACCTTATGAGGATCGTGTACTACTATTATACTACATCACCTTACTTATCGATTGTCCATCTCTTATCACAAACATTGCATTTGTGCTCTTCCCAATAGCAATCTGCTGATGGGTCATAATTACCCGTACTTCCGTAATGTTTAATTTTAACGTCAGAATGTTCGCAGATTTCTTGATACTCTATAATCTCATATTCTAATTTAGAAATCTTCAACTTTAGACCATTCACTTTCTTTCTTATATTAGTAAGACGCATAATGATATCCTTAAATGGTGCCCACATCCGGTAATGCTCCGAATTCACATGCTTACAAGGCAAGTGCATCACTATTAATGCTTTGCGGGCGAAACTTGGGGTGAGAGGTCGGTACTGCCCCGACTAGCCAATGGTGTCACAAACCACGTCCGCGCTATTTGGATTCTCCCACACACTTTAAAACTAAAATTGAATGACAAGGTTCGTCGTTGCTTCGCTCAAGGCTTCGAACCCGCTACTGGTGTTGACGAATGCTCATCATTCAATATAAATCGCGTCGAAAGTTTTTTACTACCGTTCTTATATGTAATGGGTTCGAACCATTATTCCAGTCGCTCAGGACCGTGTATTATCCACTTATACGAACACAAGGCGTCCTTCGGTCATTTCGCAAGACCTTTAAGAGTTAATTAGGCTCTACTTGGACATTCCGATCACAGGGCGCTTGTTAGCTTTTGTCGGAATCGCAACTCTTACCCTATACGACTATGATACCACGATTGTCTCATGGTGTCAAATGGATCAAGTGGCTGGATTCGAACCAACACCATACGGTATCAAAGACCGGCATACTACCATTATACGACACTTGAGTAAAACTTGGTGCCTGATGAGGGAATCTAACCCCCGCATATTCCATGTAAAAGAATCGTTCTAACATTAAACTAATCGGGCAAAACTACTTATTATAGATTAATAATATCTTTCCATTATTCTTTACAATACTATTAATCAGTGAAATATCATTCATGTATCTAGAATTATCAGAAATAACAAGATCGTATCTCTGGCCCACTGAGTATGGAATTATATTACTGCAAAATCTTACGGTAAAATAATCTACTGTACTGATTTGTGATTTAGTATTACACAGAATTTTTGGATAAGACTGATAAATTGATCGGTATCTAATAATGTCATAGATATCATTTTTAGTTTGATATAAACATGATTGATTTGGATTCTCATAAAGAATACTATAATCTGATCTAGTGTAAAGTTCTTCGACTATGTAATTATTTAACAGTGTCGTGATACCCTTTCGTCTTGGAAAATTACGAGTTACTATCTTCTTACGATTTGTAAGACTATTCAATAGACTAGACTGATGATAATTCGGATATTTTTCTATGAACTTACCAGTAATCAATGGATCATTCACTATAATTTTCATTCTATTCTCATAATAAATACGCTAACCTTTAATAATGCTGAGAAGAATTCCCCAGTTCAACAAAGACATAATCTTTAATGTTCTTGATTTCTGGTTCATCAAATAAATCAGCGAACTTACCTTGAGCATAATACCCTTCCTGAGTAATTGCAACTGGTAAGTGTCCACAATTGTTATTTCTTGAGAAATCTTGAAGAATTGTGATATATTCGTTAAGGGTCATTTCGCCTCTATAAATTGGTGGGACCGGCTGGATTCGAACCAGCGTTGACAATTAAGTCGCGGATTAAAAGTCCGATGCCTGACCTCTAGGCTACGATCCCGTTAAAATTGGTGGAATGGGTGAGGATCGAACTCACGATATTTCGGGTAAGAGCCGAATGCTGTACCACTTAGCTACCATTCCTTTAATTTTTCTACTGTAAAGGTTATACCTTCACATTTACATGTATATTTACCGTATGATCTATACACTTTACATTTTGTACATCTAAATTGAAATTTCATTAATAATTCCTTAAATCGTTTAAGGACTAAAACACACTTTAAGTTCACATACAGGGCAAATATAATAAATATACATTTGCCCTATTACGTTGGTAATAACTTCCACGTTCTCGTCTTCAATTGTAAATTCTACAACCGTTTTACATTGCCAGCAAGTTTCCCTATGAATTTTAGTTCTAGGATCAACACCTCGCTTGATGATTTTCATTTAATAATCCCCGATACATTGTGGAACGAGGATACCATTCACCAGAACTACACCACGAACCTGAAATTGATAATTCATATTCAATCTGTGAGCAGCATCGTGCATTTCAGGTGTTTCCTTATCTGGAAATCTTGCTACCAGTCTACCAGTCTTCTTACAAACTTTGTTAGCATTCTTGACACCAAGATAGTGCATGTTCAGCGCAATTTGAGCCTTATCAAGATCATCATGCTCTAAACGAATGATGCAATGTGATGTAAACCTAGTCAAGATCGCATTCATGGAATTCTCCGATTAATATTTTATTTTTTAAATATCTAAAACGAACACCATGTTTCTTGAACGATTTACCACTCCACATTTTATTAATGCGTTTTCTTGTACGACTGTTCATGGAATCCTCATAATAAATGGTACTCAATAATGGAATCGAACCATTGTATACGCCGAGTCATAGCGTCACTCTACCATTGAGTTAATTGAGTATAAATTGGTTGCACTAACCGCTTTCAATCGGTTTTCGACTCCGTGCCAGAATCCGCTATTTCCAGTTACCAAACATGGTTCAGTAAGAATATTTTCACTGGGTGTATTCTATATCAATAGCGAGTTATTGTGGTGCCCGTAGAGGGATTCGAACCCCCAACATTTCGCTTCTAAGGCGAACGCCTCTACCAGTTGCGCTATACGGGCTTAAAATTGTTGGTGGAGGTAGCCAGAATCGAACTGGCGACTGATGCGTGCAAGGCAACCGTTTTTCCAACTATACTATACCCCCATTGAAACTTGGTGCCGATGGTCGGATTCGAACCGACAAGCCCGAAGGCAGCAGTTTTTGAGACTGCCGTGTATACCATTCCACCACATCGGCGAATATTGGAGCATTATAACGGGATCGAACCGATGACCTGAACATTGGCAATGTTCCGCTCTACCGCTGAGCTAATAATGCACATTAAAAATGCGGTCCACGATTCACCATGAATCTGACGCTCTCATCTTTCTAGACAGATGAGCAAAACATATCAATAAAGCCCCGTGCGTGATTCCGAAGGGCGGCTATTGTGAGTCCATTTAACTCACTAATCAAAGGCTTTAGGTTTGCCCTCACCTTGATATGCAATTTGGAGCGGGTGACAGGATTTGAACCTGCGTTCGATTTTACTCTGTCTGCTTGGAAGGCAGATGCCTGACCTCTAGGCTACACCCGCGTAAATCATTTATAATCATTCACTCCGGTCACACTTGTATCCAGAATGATACCGTATTTATCTGCGACTTTAAGAACTGCTCTATTTTGAAAACTACATGACATACATTCGTTCATTGACTGCATTTCGCCGCCTTCATAGGTCAACAATTCCTGTAAAACTTGCTGCGCAGAAACGTCATTGTTCATAACTAACCATTATAATTTATGCGATGGTGCCCACTACAGGTTCCGATCCTGTGTCTAATCCTTACCAAAGATTTATTCTACCATTGAACTAAGAGGGCGAAACTTGGTGCTTATTGACAGAATCGAACTGTCGTTTATTCGTTACGAAGGAATCGTATTACCACTATACTAAACAAGCATTGGTGCCCCACTATGGAATCGAACCATTGTCTTACGCTTATCAAGCGTGCGCTCTACCATTGAGCTAGAAGGGCGAAAATTGGCTCGTCAATAACGATGACTCGATCATACGCTCACATTTCTTAGCAACGTGAGAAAGATGGCTGGTAGGGTGGGATTCGAACCCACAATTGCTTTCGCGCTTGATTAACAGTCAAGTGTCTTACCATTCGACGCACCTACCAATAAATTATATTCCGCGTATCGTGCGGTCAACCTTACGACATTTTAGAGACT